TAAGCTTATATATTGATGTGGATGATTTAGCAGGATTATCTCAAGACAATAAGCGCTTATTAGAGGAGATGTTAATATGAGTGATATTAGTGATAAATTTTTTGTTGAAGAAATAGAAAGACTTAAAGCCGAAAACTTTGAACTTAAAAATAGTAGAAAACCATTTTATTTAAATTTTGTTGGTTTTGAAGAATGTGTAATTGGAACAAAATACATAATCGAATTTACAGCAAACGGATTTAAAGTAGAAAAATTAGAAAAGGGTAAGAGTGAATAGAACATGTTAAAGATTAAAGACAATGTAGATTTAAAAGAATTAGAAAAGTTCGGATTTGTAGAACTTAAATCTAGCGATGGCAGTAAAAGTTTAGGCTGGAAATGGTCTACTATAATCGAAGATGACGGAGAGGAAATAGAAGTAGAAATATATGTTTACCCAGATAACAATAGGAAGAGAAGACTATTATCAATAGACTATGATGTTGAAGATAAATTATTTGATTTAATCCAAGCAGGGTTAGTAGAGAAGGTGAAAAGATGGAAAGATTGTTGCTATATTATTTAGCATTGTTAACTTGGATTGCCATAATTATTATGTGCGCTACTATAGTTTTAATACCAGTTGTAATACTATTAAGAGATAAATCTGATTGGTGGACTAGACCATTTTATGAGGCTTGGGTCTGGAGTTACTGAATTAATTTTTGATAGTAAAAAAGTTGCATTATCAATAAAAGGCCAATTACTAAAGCAAAGATTATTTGATAAAATTGAATTGGTTGAAGACGTTGTAGAGGTAAAGTATGAAGAAAAAGGAATAGAGGTGGGAGAATGAAAAAAAGAATAGAATCGAATGAAAATGAATTAGTTGAAATTGGTGGCCAAGAAGGTAAAGACTATAAAGGATGGTCTATAAGACCATGTTTTACAGTTGATAATAAAATGGCTAGTGTAACTATTTCAAATAAGAAATTAAAAATTGCTCACAATATTGCAAGAAAATGTCATATCAAGGAAATACATTGGTGGAAAAAAACAGGTGGCCTTTTTAATTTCAAAGAGGTAGAAGAAGTCAAAATAAATTATTTAGAGTTTGAAACCATAGCTGATTTAATGGATGAAGCAAAAACTATAATTGATATGTATGATATGATGAAAAAGCAAATTTTAAAAGAAACTAAAATTAAGGAGTTAGAATATAGCTTTGAAAAAGTAGAATTCGTTAAAAAGGATAGAGGTGAATAAATATGAAATATATAATTGTTTATCAAATTTATACTTCATTTTATAATGAGTGGAATAGTTCAACTGTATCAAACAAAGCATTAGATAATTATGAAGTAGAAGCTTCTTCAAGAAAAGAAGCATACGAAAAATTTAAAGAATATGCTGATAAAGAAGAAAGAGAAGCTAGAATGAATAGAGATTATAAACATCTTTATTACCATTTTACAATTTTGAATATTATAGATTTAGAGGATAAGAGTGAATAGACTATGTTAAAAATTAAAGATAATATATCTCCACAAAAACTAAAAAAGAAACTACTAAAATTAGGCTTTATCGAAAGTTGGAATTATATAGGTATGATTAAACTCGAAGCTTCCTCTAATGTTTTAACATCTAATATATCTATTAAAGATAGAAATATCAAAATAAATATATATTTAGTTTTTGATGAGGAAAGAGAGCAAAAACAAAATGATTTTATAGCAGATACTTTATTTGATTTAATAAAAGCAGGATTGGTAGAAAAGGTATAAGGAGTGAATAGGATATGTTATCACTAGTGGCAATCAATAAATATGGCGAAGAAATAAGAGTGGATTGTGCGTTATCTGTAAAACATCAGCAAATCGAATTTTATTATAAAGGCACACCTCACACAATCAAATATAAACAATCAAGAAAAGGTAATTATTTTATGTTAAATAATATTAGATACTATTTCAAAGTGTATGATAATTTTTATAATAAATGGATAATTGATTGTAATTGCTTTTAAGAAAGGATAGGAGTGAATAAATATGGCAAAAACATTTAAAACTAAAGATGAGGCATTAAAATTCATTAAGAAACTATCTTTTGATGATATTAGATATAATCGTATTAATATGGGTAAAAGAGGAAAGACATGGTGGATAAGTTATGACTAAAGAATTAGAATCATTAAGTTATGTTTGGTATAACTACTACACTGAAGAATTGAGACAAGATGATGTTGAACAAATAGAAAAGCATTTAAACGTTGTTCAAGATGGTCTTAAACGCCTAGAAGCTATAGATAATGCAAATCCTAGTAAAGCAATGGAATTTGTAAAAATACTTTTAGAAGAAAATAAAAATTCAATAGAAGTTAGTAAAGCAAATAATTATAAAACTGATTGGATTGAAGCTAGAAGAACACAGTTACTTAATCTACAACAAGCCTTATTAAAAGCTCAAGAAATGGAAAAGGTACTTGAGATATTAAAACCTTTATGCGAAGTAGTTGAAACGCCAGTGAGAAAAGATAGATATTTAAAAATCAATGGCGTAGTAGTTTATACTTTCAAAAGTAAAGAAGAATTTGATACATTAAAGAGGTGGAAAGATAATGGAAAAAGAATTTGAAGCATTAGAATTTATAAAAGAAAAATTTGCTTATTTAGAATATAATTGTGAAAATTTTAACGTACCAAGAAAAGAATTGAACACACTACATAATGCTCTAACTGAACTAAAATCTATCAAAGAAGCCGAGCCTAGTGAGGCAATGGAATGTTTAGAAACAGAGAGCAGTAAACATTGTTTTTGGCTAAAAAATTATAATACTATCAAACAAGCCTTACTAAAGGCTCAAGAAATGGAAAAGGAAAACGCTGAATTAAAAGAAGTATTGGAAATTATTAAGGACAAGAATGTTGATATTTGGCTTGTAAATAGTTGCTTTATAGTAGAACAATATAATTTCAGTATTATTAAAATAAGTAATAGTAATGTGTTTACTTTGTTTACTCTTACTCAAGAAGAATTTGACCTGTTAAAGAGGTGGAATAATGGAAAATAAAGTACTGGAAGCGTTAGAGAGAACTAGCAGCGAATTTATTGATGGTTATCCAACAGGCAATGTCAATGTGAGTATGACTTGGGAAGAATATAATACTATCAAACAAGCCTTACTAAAGGCTCAAGAACAAGAACAGGTGCTTGAGATTATATTTGAAAAGAATGTAGATACTTACTTTTTAAAATTAAGTAAAGATTATAAAGAGTTTAACTCTAAACGCTTTTTTTATGAAAAAGAAATTACTCAAGAAGAATTTGATACATTAAAAGTTTTTTTAAAAAACGGAATAAAAAAGTAAAAAAATTACTTGACATTATTATTTCATGGGTTTAAAATATAATTAGTAAAGAGAGGGGGAGACAAAAAATGCCAAATTGGTTATGGTGGTTTTTTGAACCGTTTACTAAACCATATTTAGAAATGAATATTGTAGACGGGCTTAGATGTTGTTTAACCATAGCGATTATAGTTGCGATTGCATTTTTTATTTATATGGTTATTTACAGCATTTGGAGGCGTAAGAGATGATATATTATTGTGATAAGTGTAAAAATTATTTTAAGGAAGAGGCCATAGAGACTGAATCAATAACCTACGAGTCCTTTTTGGGTATCAGCGAGGCTGCAGAAGATGTTTCTTTGATGTATGTTAGAAAATGTCCCTTCTGTGGAAATGAGGCCTTAGAAAAGGCTGAAAACGTAGAAGAGTTAGTTATAAATTTAAATGAAAAAAATAAAAAATACGAAAAAGATATAAAACGAAAAAAGATTTTTATTGAAACCGTAAAAAATTCATACCCACAAATTTATGCTATAATAAGAGATATGATGAATAGAGGTAATTGATATGAAAAATATTATAATTTCACTGTTAACTTTTATATTTACATTTTTAATTGCAATTTACAATTTTTATAGAAAGGAGTATATCTTGGCCTGGCTTACAATTGTATTTGTCCTAGCCGATTTATTTGTGTTAGGGTATTATGTAGTCAAGTTCATAAGAAAGAGATAGTTATATGCTAAATCAATGTCCAAATTGTAAAAAAGACTTTGTGAGTCTAGATAAAGGCAGAACCTGCGCTTACTGCGGGTATGACTTATGTAAAAACTTTAAAATAGAATCAACTGGTTATGTAGCCATAACAAGTGACAATGAAAAAATTTTAACCAACAGGGGCTTTGCTCTTATAAGTAACATAAAACAAGCGAGCCCTAAGATATTCGCGTCACCCTCAAACGGAAGACAGGCGATTTCAGATAGCTATCCGCGGGGTGTATTAGACAATATATTCTTTTTAAAAATAAAAATTTCATACGAGGCGATAAAAAATGAAAGTTAAAGATATTGTAAATAATTTAGAATTATTTAAAGGCTGTCATTGTGTAACAATTAAACTTGATGATTACCCTTATTATATACATTCTGACGAGCCCAGATTCGATAAATATTTAGATAACAATGTAAAGGAGATAGAAGCTGAACCTGAAACTAATTGTAGTGGACCAGGTACAGTTTATGTAAGAGTATGAAAATTCAAAACAACAACATATCATTTTTTAAAAAAATAACTGGTGGTACAATCGCTGAGCTAGCAGGAATGAACAAATTCAAACCTAGAGGCGACGCTGTACTTGCTATGTTAGGTTATGTTAAGGAACCTTTCGACAAGTTCTATACCGATAGAGGAGCCCTAGCTGAGAGACTAGCCTTGAGGTCACTTTTAAAAAGAGGCCTTCCATGTGTAGTTTACGACCCGGAACGAATTGATTATGATAACTTCCCGAACAATCCTTACTTCGGAGGCATGATAGACATTGAAATTCCGGCCAAGAAGACGCTTTACGAGATAAAGAGTAAGAATGTTAAGGACTACGATAAAATCGTCCAATATGGCGATTCTTGTCAGGAAGAGCAAGCTATGCACTATGGCTACTTGAGAGGCTACAACGAGGTACACATCATGTGGATTTTCTTCGATGATGAAACTGAGACATTAATTCGTAACGGAGAGCCTGTAACATCGTATAAAAATCTTAAAATGTTTGAAAAGCCACTAACAGTTGACTATGACAAGCAAAAGAAAATACATCTAGACTCTTTATTATATTATATTCACTGTCTAGCTTTGCAACAGGTTCCTCTTGAAGATGTATCAGAAAAATATCAAAAATTACTAAAACCGAAACTAAAAAAACAAAATGATTTCCAAAATAGCAATCCAGTAGAACAAATACAAATTAATTTATTCGGAGAGGTGGTATAAAATGACAATTTCATTTCCAGTCTTAAAAAGTCAAAAATTTCAAATAGGAGATGTAGTGCATTATACATCTAAGGAACACTTCGGCGATGATGAGTTTGTGGGTATAGTCGTTTCGAGCTACGGGCAAAAATATAAGACCAGCGACCGTAACGATTACGAATTATATACTCCTAAGTGGCTTAACCCTAATAAAAAAGCTAAGGAATTACCCGGAACTTTCGCTTGGGCTAGAAACAGTGAATTAGAATTAATAAGAAATTTAACAGAGGAGGAAAAGATAAAATTCCTAGCTGAGTTTTATCATATATACATAACATTATGATAACAAAACCAGACATGTTAAGAAAAATGCATAAAAACCCTGAGGCGAGCAAGAGGGTTCTAACTCGAATCAAGGAGCTCATGGACACTGATGAGAAAACAGTCAAGTCGAAAAAATTCCGGAAATTCATGGAGAGGTTAATCAAGGAATATTCCGAGGGCGGATGGGGATTAAAACTTCCTCATTTCGTACCAAAAAACTTCGCGTATCTAGTTATTTCTAAATTCAGGTCTTATGATTTGAGAGCCACATTAGTATACGATTACGAGAAAAATTTAGTGTTTTTTTCGGATTTGTAACACATTCTTCGGCGTTTCAAATCACATAATTTCACACAAAATTGAGCCTAATTGTGTGACTAGGCGTATTATAACGTATCAAGGTGACGAAATTGGGTCCGTTTTAATATTATTATATATAATAATATTATTTTTTATATTTGCTTTTTTCTCATTTTTAGATAAAGTTTATATATAAAAATAGAATAATATATAAAAAGTTGTTCAAAAAACCCAAAAAAAGCAAGACCCCTCTTGTAATATATATATTTATATATATATTAAAAAAATTTTTTTTCCGTCACCTATTTTTGGGACGATTGTTATATATATTTCATATATATAAAATTTTTGGAGGTGCTTCTATGCCAGCTTTAACTCAAAATTATATCGAATTTTTATTTAACGAGGATGGAACTCTCAAAGCTCGTAATGCTCCTGTAGTTAATTACTTGCCAGTCAAGGATTCTTTCATTCTTAAGTATTCTATACCGGGCTATCACATGCCTAGGCAATATTTTTCTTTTGATTCTATTCCTGACCAGTTTCCTAATCCTTTCGTAGCTGATATATTTTCTATTTTTTCAATTACTAATACTTTCCTTTTTCGCCATCCCCATAATCTTATTCCTCCTTTTAAAAAGTCTATCATAAGAGACTATTTCGGTATCGAGGATGTTACTGAGCCTGATTTAGAAGAGGTCGCTTGTGCTCAGTACAATCTTAATCTTGCTATCTCTTTAGGACGCGAACATCATTCACTTTTCTTCTTCGACTCTTATCTTGAGGCTTACAAGGTCCTTCATCCGGAAATTAAAAGGTATTCGAAAAATGTCGTTAAACGTATTCAGGCCGAATTTAACAAGCTCATTTCTTCTTAAAAGCTATTTACATTTTCTGGTTTTTATTTTATAATAAAATTATGAAAATTGTGAAAGGAGCGCTCTTTATGGATTACGAATACAAAAAACCTTCTTTGCTTCATCTTGAGGGTGACCCAAATCAAACTGCTCCCGGTTTTAATTTTACTAGAAATGATTTCGAAGACTTGATTGACAATTTCACAGACGAGGATTCTATTCTTAAACTCCTTCAGGTTGACAGGCCGCAACTTGATGAGTTCTGCAGATATATCTACAACATGAACTACAAGGAAACTTATGATGTCCTTTATCAACGCGCTCAGCTTTATTTCAGAAAGGCTATGATGATGTTATCTAAATCCGGTAACCCTTCTGCTATTAAGGTCGCTTCCGAATATTATGCAAAACTAGGCGCAGATAGCAAACAAGACAATCGCATTACTTTTCTTGGTATCATGCCCATGGCTGAGTCTGATGTGGAAAAGCTTATCGACAAACAAAAACCTAAAGAGGCTTTTGACGAATTCATTAAGGAAGAGGGTGCTGGAAAATGATTGGAGATAATGGAAAGGGGATTATCGCACTCGCTCGTAGTTTGAACTATCCGACGCGCATGTTCATCAGTTTAACCGCTTCTTGCCTAGCTTTTGGGGACGCTCCAGATACTAATAGCGATATCATATGTACTAATGGATTATATCATTTAGTTTTTAATACTAGAACAAGAAATAATGAATTGAATACGAAGAGGTTTTGTTTAGTATATGACTTCGGAAATAAGTTTACCAAGTTCGAGACATGGAAAGAGTTAGAGGCCCAAGCCGAGACTAACGACTATGTCAGATTTTTTTTAAAGTATACGAATTTGGACCCCCACATGTTGACGATTGCAAGACATAACGAAGGCATGCACATACCTGTGGTATTTGATATAATAAAATATGATAATGAAATCAGGACCAGAGAAGGCTGGGGACCTAAAGATTGGCACATGATGTATAATCCGTTCAGGGATAAGAAGACAATCTGGTACGGGGTAAATGAGCAAGGCGAGATATATAAATATGATATAGATAAAGGAGCCGATGAAGACGAATGAGACTAGAAGATTACTTAAAGAAGAAGATACTGTTAATAACTGGAGGCCTTAGTGAATTTGGTGGCCAAGAAGAAATTGATAGATTAATGTTCATAAACGATAAAAGACAGGTAATGGAAACTAAGCTGAAAGAGTATGATGTCTGGTATCAAGGTGATTCAGATGAGCTTTTAAACTTCTACACCGTGCAAACTAATATAGAATATAATTATGAGCCATGGTATAGTAGAAATAAGAGAGGATACTTCTGGAGCATAAGTTCCACAGAGAATGATATTAAAAGAACGCATTCAGGTCAGCCTAGAAATGTAATAGATACCCTAGTAAGTTTAATAGGAAAGCCAGAGACAGCAGCTGGAAATAAAAACGTAGAGATTGATGATAGCGATAAAACTCTCAAGGCCGCACTAGAAGAGAATGAGTTCTGGGATTTGTATACGTTTGAGCAAATGCCTATGACTATGGTCGAGGGCTGGGGATGTTATAAAATCGACTGGGATAAAGATATATCTGATTATCCTATTATTAAATATTACCGTGCTAAGGACGTAGAATTTGTTTATCAGGACAAGAGATTAAAAGGCATAATATTTAAAGATTATTATACAGATGGTAAATTTAGAAATTATTTGATTACAGAAATGAGAATGATAGAGAAGGGTAACCTTTATATTACTAAAGAAGTATTCTTAATGAACGGCGACGATATTAAACCGCTTTTAGCTGATGAAGTAGCTAGGGTTGATGAATTATCAGGAATCGATTTAGATACAATAAAGATTGATAACTTCAAGAAATTGTTAGCTGTACCGTGCATTTTCTATAAAGATGTAGTTGATAATGACGGTTACGGACGAAGCATATTTGCGGGTAAGATTGACTTGTTTGATGACCTTGACCAGTGCTTGAGTCAGGGCTCGAATACCGTAAGAAGAAGTACTCCAGTCGAGTATTTTAATACAGATTTCCTTGAAAGAGACCCTGAAACAATGCTACCTAAAATGCCACATGTATATGATAGAAAATTTACATCATTTATAGGTGGTAAAACAATTGACGGTGTTCAGAATACTACTGTACCCGTGCAAGTTACACAACCACAATTACAATTTAATGAATATACAACAGAAGCTCAGAATATATTATTACAGATAATTTCTGGTATCATGAGCCCAGCTACACTAGGAATAGATGTAGCTAAGAAGGATAACGCAGACGCTCAGAGAGAGAAAGAAAAGATAACAATATTTACTCGTAATGTATTAATCCGGGCAGAGACAAGAATCTTGAAGAACTTGTTCAATCAAGTACTTGCAGCCGTGCAATTTATGAAACAGGGCGTATGCACATGTACAGATTATAATATAAGTATAAAATATTCTGAATTCGCAGACGACAGTTGGGAGAATAAATTACAAAAGCTTGGAGAGGCATTTACAAAACGTACAATCAGTACAGATATGTATCTTGATAAGTTATATGGCGATACTCTTAGTGAATCAGAAAGAGCTCGCGAAAAAGAATTTTTAGAAAAAGATATGGACGAGGCAACGAATCCCTTCGGAGGCAATAAAGATGAAGCCGATGACGATGAGGAATTTGATTTCGGGGATGAGAAGCCAGGGTTTAAAGGAGTAGATAATAGTGAGGATTAAGCTGGTAAAGTTAATACAGCAGGCCGTGCTAGATAATACTCCAGAAAGAGTTCTGTTAAGAAAATTAAGGGGTGTCATTCAGGACGCCCCTGATTTTAATATTAGGGAGAAACGGGCTCTGTATAGGGCTGCGCTCAGACTAGCCGACTTGATGTATACTCAGAATAATGAACTGTATAGTAAGCAGATTATGAGGTACTATGTGGATACGAACAAGGTTCTGGAACATAAAAATGATAGGGATAGGAAGCTGAATCTGGTCAAGGAAATGAGGACTCACCGTGCCTCAACAGGCGTCTTTTACATGAGCAGCATGCATTCCAATCCCGCACCTGACCACGCAGACTGGCAAGGAGTTGTGTTCGTCGACAGATACTGGAGAAGTGTTCTCGGGGACGATGAGGACACTAAAAAGAAAGTTGCCGCATACATCAGGAATCATGATATCGTCACCGTGCAAGATATCTGTGGTGCCCCTGTATACATGATAACAAGACCACATTGTAAACATTATATGATTCCGCTAGATACTGATGAGGTGCTTAATAATGGCGTTAATAGAATAAGGACTAATCATGAGAAAGAGGTTAGGGTTAGGACTCATAATTTAAATTACAGGAAAAAGTTCTATAAGTTCAGGGATAAAGTAGCCACCGTGCTAAAAAATAAGCAAAATAAAAAACAGGGATAAAACCCTGTTTTATTTTTGCGACGGGAAGGAGGACGCCGACCCGCAACGCAATATATAACATGCCCGAAGGCAGACAGAATGCTAATTTTCGTTTTTATATAACTTATCTGTTAATTCACTGTATTCATCCTTGAACTTGTTGAATGATTCCTTTATTTCAGCAGGAGTCTCATTCTTGTTAATAACAAAGAATTCGAAGTCATCATTACCTGTAAAACCACAGATAATGTCTCCTTTTAATACTAGTTTTCTATATATTTTCTCCTTTAATATAGGTTTGAGGGGATGAGTTCCCCTCAGGACTACTATCTCTGGCGTAGCTGCCTGCTGTTTCTGGAGTAGCGGAAACCCGATTTTAACCCTATCCGAGGGGTATGCTTAACGAAGTCGCAGGTCGGGTTTAAGTTTTTCCTTACTGAAGGGGACGGAGTAGCTAGTTCCTTCCTTATCTTCACTTATATTATAACACTAATTATAATATCTGTCAATACTTTTTTTGCTATTTTTTAAAAAATTTATAAATCGAAACTTTCATGACACTTAGCGTCGTCTAAATCAGACATGATAGTGTCTAAGTTGTCATAAAGCTCTTCTAGGGTTGAAGCGTTCTCTTCCATAGCTTGGAATTTTTCCATTGCTTGTTGGCCCTCAGTAGCGTTGTCATACTTGTCTTGTTCCTCATCCTTAACTTCTTCAATTAAAGATTGAGCCTCAGAAATAAGGTCGTATGCTTGCTCTAACTTTTCTTGAGCTTCTTCTAATGTTTTTCTTTGAATTTTGTTCATTTTTTGTTCCTCCTTATCTATCTTTATTATAACACATTATATAACATTGTCAAGAGTTTATTTGCTATTTTTTATAAAAAAATTCCCAGCCCCGCAGGTTGTCCTGCTCTGGATAGCTACCGTGCTAAAAATGCGATAAATAAAAAAGCAGGTAGAGGGCACCACCTGCTTTATAACACGCCCTAAGTTAATAGGACAGACAGAATTCTTATTTTTTTATGTTGCTTATTTCGTAGCTGTCAAAGAATAATTGTATTAATACCTTTCCAGTTTGTCTAAGGTTGTTAACTAGGCTATAGCCATGTGTGTAGCTAGTAACTTCTAGCTCTGTATCTTCTTCGGAAAGGTTTGCTATTGAGCCGATAAAGTGCCCATCCTTTTCAAAAGTTATAGTCTGTTGAGGTTTAATTTTTAAAGTGAAATATTCTACCATTTTTCGTTCCTCCTAACTTTTACATTTATATTATAACATTAATTATAATATTTGTCAACAATCTTTTTGCTATTTTTTCCAGAACAGCCACCGTGCTAAAAACAGGACAAATAAAAAATGAGGGGAGCGTTCCCCTCTCTTTTTTTAATGTTGATTGAATACAACTGATTGTCCTTTTATCAAGCTCCAGCAAGCTTTGCACTCCGAACACTTACCGATACAAGGAATAGCGAACTCCGGTATATCGGCGTTTTTACTTGAGTCCTTAAAGTTAACATATGTAACCGGTAAATTAAAAGGATTATTGACTTTAAAATCTTTATCCCAAGCACTAAATACTATATGTAAGTTTTCGGGTAAGTCGGGGTGAAATTCTAAGAACATATTAACTAAATTAAATTTTTTTGTAAAGCATAAGAACTTAGTTTGAGGGCAAGCCTCCGCAACTCTTATAACTCCTTTTAAATAGTCAATGTTTACGATGTCGCCGCTTGAGTGCCATCTAAAGAACTTATAAGATATATCGCCGTTGTTTAAGTAATTGATTATATAATCGAAATAGCCCTCTCTATCGCTTTTAAAAGCCTCTAAATTGTTTAATAATGATTGTTTAACATTCTTATATAACCAGTTTCCTTTTTTAGCGTAGCAACCTTTTTGGCAAGGGGCGTCCGCTCTACAAGTCAAGCCGGCTGGTAAATTTATGCTAGGTATAAAGCCACCTAGCTTGCTATTTGTTGTTGATATTGTAATTTTCATTTTTTCGTCCTCCTTAATTACACCTATATTATAACATTGATTATATCTTTTGTCAAGCGTTTATTTGCATAAAAATATTTTTTTATAAAATGCCAGACTCGAAACATGTCGCAGGTAAAAGCACGGTAAGGATTCAGGATAGATTGTGGGAATCTGGAGCAGGATACAGAAGAGGTCTACCGTGCTAAATCTGGATAAAAAGAAAAAACCCGCTTTATTTCGCGGGTTCTGGTTCACACTCCACTTGTAAATTTTTTAATACAAATTCGATTATCTCGATTTTGCCAAGGTAATACATATCATTTTCTCTACCAGCAGGCGTTGTTATAAAACCTCCAGCGCCTTTGTTCCTTTCGAAATTCTTTTGTTTTTGCTCTTTTATTGATTTTAAAGCTATCTCTAATCCTATTTTTAACTCTTCATTCGTCATTTTCTTTTAGTCCTCCTTAAAATATTCAAATATAACCTCATAGCTTTTTCATCTTCAAGTAAATCTCTTGTTTCAGCATAATTTTCGCAAATATAATCTTGAAGTAATTCTAAATTATCTTCTAATGTTTGGCTCATAATATTTTGAATAATCTCAGGCTTGTCAATTGAGCAAACGCCATATGGGTCAATATAATTAGAAAGCTCATAAATTTTTAAAGCGTCTTGTTTTGTAGTTTTCATTTTTTTGTCCTCCTAGTAATATAATTTTGTTGGCTTGTAAACATAATCATAATCAATAAAGTTTCTTTCTAAATAATTTAGGATTAAATCAATATCGCAATAATAATTATCATATTCAGGCTTATCTCTCATTTTATTTCTAAACTCTATTGCTTTTTCCAAGTCCTCTCTTTTGATGTAAAAAATGTAATCAACATAATTATCATCTAAATCAACTAATAATATTAATTCTTTTTTCATATTATTTGTCCTCCTTAACTACCTTTATTATAACACATTATATAATATTGTCAAGTGTTTATTTGCATAAAAATAAAAAAAGTTTCTGCAGAAATGCCCAGACAGTTAACCGTGCTGGTTTTGGGTAAAAGAAAAAGGTGTTTTTACAACACCTTCTTCTAATCCATAAGCTTGTTCAATAAGTCTTCTAACAGTTGTCATTCTTCTCATATTATTCATCTCCTTTTACAACATCTTGTGCATTATCCTCGACTATTCTATGTAGCGTTTCGTCAATAACATCCCATACATTGTCGTCATTTATGAACTCATCTGCAGAATGTTCTAAGATTTTATCTATCTCTTGAACGCTCAAATTAGAGTAAGCTCCTTCTAAATCAGTTTGAATTGACTCAAAATGGCTTTGAGCAACCTCTTTCCAATATTCTATACGGAAATCAAAATCCAGTTCCATCTCTTTAATAAATATAGACACATGATTGACACTGCTGTCCTTCATTCCATATATTTCAAAACTATCCTCAGTTTCTTTCACAAGACAATATTCATTTTTAAGTTGCTTTTGGATTTTTTTCTTTTCTTCAATTAATCTTTCTCTAGCTTTTTCAATTTTTGCATAAGCTCCTAAAAGTTTATTAATTGCACTTTCATAATTTAATACATAAATTTTCATATTATTTGTCCTCCTTAACTACCTTTATTATAACACATTATATAATATTGTCAAGAGTTTATTTGCAAAAAAATAAAAAAAGTTCCTGCAGGAATACCCAGACAGTTCACCGTGCTGGTTTCAGGCAAAAGAAAAAGGTGTTTTTACAACACCTTAGTTTCATAAAGCCTTCCGTCAATTTCCCAGTATACTTGCTCAGGGTCGAGGTCAATTGCTCCACCATTTACATCCTCAGCTGAGAAGTCCCACAAGTCTCCGTTGTTGTAGGCCTCGCCGAACTTCTTCATATATTCTTCAAGAGTTTTGTCATATTCAATTTTAATTTGCTTGCTCTCCTTTGCGGATTGGTAATCTATGTCAGTACTATATGCTTGTAAATCGTCTTCGATACCGCTATACTTTTCTTTTGCTTCTTTTAAAGCCTCTTCCTCGTTTTCAGCGTTGACATACACCTTATATTTTTTTACAACTTTGATTTTAACAATAAATTCTTTTTTCATATTCTTGTCCTCCTAATCATAATATTTTTCATAGAAGATATCTTCTACCATTCTTATAACTCTGTAGTCGCATTCTTCTAATTGCTCTTTTGAAAGTGTTCTACTTAATTCAATTTCATCTTCATTATACATACCGAATTTTTCAATGTGTTCTTCGTCTCTATAGCCATAATCCTCGTTGCAGTATAAATCAACTACAATATCGGCTATTAATTGGGTATAACCATTGTCGACACTTTCCCACACACTATAAGTAAAATTACATAATAAATTGAATTCTTCGTCAGTAATTTTTTTGCCAAGTGCTCTTTCAACACTTAATGCAACGTCACAATCAAGAGCATTAATTTTATTGATTGCTAATAAATCTCTAATTTCATTGTAATTCATATTATTTGTCCTCCTTTACTATCTCTATTATAACACATTATATAATATTGTCAAGAGTTTATTTGCATAAAATGAAAAAATATTTTACAGCCAGAAAAAGACATATAGCACGGTGAACTGATGACTCACTCCTGCATATGAAACTGTTCCTGCAGTTGATTTTTACCGTGCTTCCGGTTAATTTATCAGGGCAAAATAAAAACCCGTTTAAAACGGGCTTTTTTTAGGCTAGTATCTATATTGACGAGGGTATAAGATATCTACAAGCATTGATATTTGATTTTTCTCAGCATTGGTTAATCTTTCAGCGTTTTCAATTTGCTTTTGTAAATAATCTCTAATTTCGTTTATACCCATTTCGTCGCTGTTATTGATTTCATAACTTAATTGTTTTAAAATTTTTTCTAAGAAATCAGCTATACAAATATTTGACTCTAATTTGTTTTCCATTTCGAAAACATAGCCAGGATTAATTTCCGAATTAGCCATAGCTACTCTAGCCTCTTTGTCAGTGTTGTACTGAGTTGATACTACCTTTTCTTTGTTTGAATCTTTAATAATTAGTGTTTGCATTTTTTTATTCCTCTTTTCTAGTGTTGGTCACTACCCTTTTGCACCTTTATTATAACATACTATATAATATGTGTCAATAGTTTTTTGCTCTTTTTTTATTTTTTTTAAAAATATAAACATGATTTTACTCACCGTGCTCGTTTCAGACATGCATAAAAAAAGGAGCTCTAGGCTCCTTTCCCGAACACCTCTTTAGAGAGGTGCAGACATCTAGTCCCTTGTCATTAATAAAGACCTTGATAGAAATTCAATAATTTGCTCGTTAGTTAATTCAACATCAAAAGTATATTCTGCATAATCATCACATAAACTATTATTAACAACAACACTAACTTTACCCACTTTTTCTACTAAATCAAAATCTAAATAGAAATTATAATAAACATCATTATTATTTCTAGCCCCGTCCTCAAAGCCTAAATTTTCTCTGTATTTATTAACTAGATTAATTGGAGTGCCATTAACACTTACAATATAATAATTAACATTTGAACCCTCAAAGTAAAAATCTTCATTCCAATCAATTTTAAAATCTTTAAAACTTAATTTTTCCATTCCATTATTCTCCTTTAACTTAATTTTATAGTTTCCCAACTCGCCAAACCATTTCTTCTTGGTCCATTAGATACCAACTTTTCCACAAGATTTTATCTTTCATATTATTTGTCCTCCTTTGTATCTTGTACCTTTATTATATAGTATATTATAATATTTGTCAATAGCTTTTTTAAAATTATTTTTTTTGACTGTTCCTGTATCCAGCTACCAGATTGAATCCTGTATAGCACGGTCTGCAGGATACATAAACTGTGGGCAAACCTGATTCTGAAGCCGCCTACTCTGTCACCGTGCTATTTGCTCCTGATTCAGGACATAAAAAAAAGAGGGTTTTTAACCCTCATAAAATTTTATCATTGATGTTATATTTTTATATTCAGGATTTTTCTTTTCGTCAATCCAAGCTTTAGCCTCGATTTCATCGCAAGCCCAACGGCCTATTAAATCCATATTAAGTCCTTGATAATCTCCTCCGCCTCTTCCATTTCCTATTGCGGTAAGAAGTGGTAATGGATGGATTACAAATCCGTAGCTATCTCTTCCGATGTTAGCTACATAATCATCCATATAAAAGTATTCTTTTTTAGAATGATTAATGAAACATAAACCATAAGAATTTTCCATTGGATTATGTTTTGGCTTAACTCTATATTGAGTGTCTTTTCGTTCAGCCTCAATAAACTTTTCAACTAATTCGTTTTTTACATCACTAGGTTCGGCATAATCGCCAACCCAAGCCAAATGAGCTTTTTTGTTTAGTAATTGTTTTACAACTACCTCTACGAAATTGTTTCTTAAATAAGAATGCTCCATAAGTTTTGCTCCGTTATTATAATCGTAGCAGCTAAAAGTTTTGATTTTGTCATCCTTAATAATGACTGGTGTATAATATTGTCCCATATTTTTTGTCCTCCTTATTTATGGTACTTATATTATAACTTACTATATAATATTTGTCAATAGGTTTTTAAAAAATTTTTTTATCATCAATTCCTGCAAGCAGTTATATATAGCACGGTAGGCTGGATTGCATTGTTTTTAGCTTGTCTGGGAAGTTTTAAGTTCGTTTGTGTATAAATAATCTTTTGCAAAAATAAAAAGCCCTTATTGGGCTCTTTTTATATTTCGGCTGATATTATGTAAGATGGTTCTTCATCGTCTTCTTGTGAGAAGAAAGCCGATACAACATTTGACAAGACAGCTTCTATCTCCTCATCGGTTAGTGAGATAGTTTCACCTTCGTCGTTATGGCTGCATATGAAGACGTTGCCAACTATTTGCTCAACAATTTTACCATTTGACTTGGTTATAATTGATGTTCTATTTCCTTGCTTGAATAGTCCTTCATCATCACAATAAATATCTAGATACTTGTCCTTGAACTTTCTTGTTTGAATATCGAATGTTGAGCATTCTAATAATGGGTAGTAGTCCTTGTAAGAGTTGACCTCTAGCTCATAAACCCTTGGCTTTGTTCCTTTCTCGTTTGGTGTAACTAAAATTCCTTTTATTTTTTCCATTTTTTTATCCTCCTTGTTTTTACACCTATATTATATAATGCATTATAACATTTGTCAATAACTTTTTTAAAAAAATTTAAAATTATTTTCAAGGCTGTTCCTGCTTTCGTACGCCAGACTGATTCCTGTATAGCACGGTACCTACTGCAGAAAACCTGTGGACATATCTAATTCAGGGCATAAAAAAAGAACCGGTTAATAAAACGATTCATCTACTTAATGCTATTCCTAACCTTTCGGCGCAGTCTCTAGATATATTATCGTAATGACAGTCAACTGTTTTTCCTCCTATTAGTATAGCATATGGGAATGGGTATTCTTCTCCATTCTCCCAAAATCTACTTCTTCCGTCTTCGATGTCGTCTAGGTTTGGGTCATTGGTAATATGCCAAGGAATATCAAAGTCCCAGTCTCCAGTTCCATCTAAATCAAAAACTTCTTCCACAAGATTCTTTTTATCTTGTAGTTTCAACTCGACCATTTCATATGGCCCTTCATTTAATAATTTCATATTTTCTTGTCCTCCTTAATTACACTTATATTATATAACACATTATAATATATGTCAATAGGTTTTATAAAAAAATTTTTTGATGAGTCTCCTCATGCGAGTCTATATATAGCACGGTACATGATGGCTAAAAAAAGAACCGGTCAATAAACCGGTTTAATTCTTTTGCATTTTTTTTAATTTTCTATTTTCTTTCTTTAGGTCTACCAACCTTTCAGCTTGGCTTTTAATGATATCAATAAAATCTAAATCATTGACTTCCTCAAGGTCGTCGCCTCCACAACAAGGGCATTTGTAATATTGGCATTTGTGACTATCTTGGAATTCGCCACCAACTCCATAAAGGTTTTCGTAGCTAGTAGTTTCAACTTCTAACTCCTCTTCTTCAAAATAAAGTTCGCAATTTTCGCATTTGTAAAGTGTACTCATATTATTTGTCCTCCTTATCTTTACACTTATATTATAACTCACTATATAGCGTTTGTCAATAGGTTTTATAAAATATTTTTAAATTATTTTTTTGAAAGAATGAGGACGCCTACCAGATGAGACAATCCTGTTCACCGTGCAAATAATCCCACTGCAGGAATCAGACAAAAATAAAAACCGGGGTATACCCGGCTTCTATTGCAACCACTTTTCTTTGTAGACTATGTAGTATTGAACTGCTTCTTGACCATCGATATCAGCAATACTAGTATAAGTCATTGTCATTATGTCTCTATAGTCTATATCGACTTTAGCTACCTTTTTAACTAGCCAATTATTGATATCGTACTTGTCGTCTCTTTCAAGTCCACACTCATGATTGCCCCATACATTAATTTTCAAATACTTTCTTAGTAGTCCATTAGCAACATCAGTTTTAAGTCCTTTTTCGACTACTTTTGCATTGACTGAGCCATAGCCCATAAAATGTTTAATTCTCATATTTTGTTGTCCTCCTTATTTACACTTATATTATATAACATATTATAACACTTGTCAATAGTTTTTTATAAAATATTTTTTTATTATTAGTCCCTGAAGACAGCCATATATAGCACGGTAAGCAGCGATAAAAAAAAGAACCAGTTTATCTGGTCCTTAATTTCTGTTGTGTTGCATTTTGTATAGTCTTCCGGGGATGACGAATAAAGAGTTGCATTCATCACAACATCTATCATCGGGTTTAAATTTAGGAGCTACAATTTCTCCCTTTTCCACCCAAACTGCGCCATCGGGATTGTTGCCATACCCATTGAAAGTTTCTTTGCATATACAACATTTATAAATTTGTTCCATTTTATTCCTCCTATCTTCATTGCAGCTATATTATATAATGGATTATAATTGCTGTCAACAGTTTTTTGTATAACACGGTGATTACCTGCAAAAGAAAATCCTTACTTTCGTAAGGTTTTCATATATTGAATTAAGCTTGTTTCCCTTCCGGGCTTTAAGCCATTGGCTTTACACCAATCAAGATATTGTTTAATTTCTTCTTTCATTTCCAAATTCTCCTTCAATTTTTTTAAAACCCATTTTAGCAAATTTTTCTTCTAATTTGTCCAAGTCCTTTTGTTTAACCCATATATCAACAAAGCTAGAATTATTGGTTAAACATCCTCTTTCATACTCCTTAGTCTCGCCGCATACTACTAATTTAGTAGCCATACTGGCATTCGCTTTTCTAAAGCCAAATGTAATTGTTTCCATATCTATTGTCCTCCTTAATTACACTTATATTATAACCTACTATATAATGTTTGTCAATACCTTTTTGAAAAAAATTTTTTATTTTTTTTACTGCAGAGTTCCTGTATATAGCACGGCAACTAGCAAATCAATTTTTTCAGGGCCAGAGTTATAGCTATGCAGAGTGGGATAAAAGGAGTTCCCGGACCCCGCCAGAACAACCAACAAGCACTACCAATGCCATACCACCAACTGTTCCCTGTTGCTAAACCGATTATATATGGTATCCACACTTCTGATGACATCAATGCACACACTATGCCAAACAGCCATAAAGAGCTCCAGATTTCTTTCAAAATAAATTTTATATTATATCTTTTAAAAAGAAGCCAGATTCTGATTAGTCCAATAATTTTCTTAGTCGTCATAAAAGTCTTCCTCCTCTGATGTCTCTATTTTAACACGGTACATCATCTGAGACAAATATTGGCATAAAAAAACCACTCTTGCGAGTGGCTTTTTTATGCCATTTGATAATCATCAAACACTATATTCTCTTCCCAAATCTCTATACTTTTTGACAATTGGCATTTTCCTTTTCTATAAATTATTGTAGCACATATATTACCATAGTTTACATCAAATAGACCTTCAGTTTTTTCATAGTCCCAAAACTCTAAATTATTTCCTCCTAAATCTTCACAAAATTGTTCGAAATTATGTTTCCCAACGTAAAGACCACCAAGATTAAATAATTCAACTTTATGTTTTAATATCTCATAATAGTGTTTTGCGATTTCTATTAGTTTTTCAGTTTCCATAAATTATACCTATTCCTTTCTTTGTACTTATATTATAACCTACCATATAATATTTGTCAATACCTTTTTGAAAAATTTTTTCACATGATATAGCACGGTATATGAGGTCAATAAAAAAGCTCCTATCTGGAGCCTAATTTAAAGTTTTAATAAATCCTATTTCATATTCGTCTTCTGAAATGAAGTCCATTACCATTAATCGAACTTCAACATCACTTGAAGTGTAATCAAAGTACTTTCTAAACCAATTTTCAGCTTCTCTTTTGCTGTCGAATGTTGCTGATTGCATTAAGTATGGTGGGTCCATGTCCAAGTCCTTCATAACAAATTCCACATAATATTTTTCCATTTTCTTGTCCTCCTCATCTATGGTACTTATATTATAACATGATATATAACATTTGTCAACAATTAAATTTCGCAGACGCAGCTGATTCCGCAACCGTGTTAAAATCCAGACAAAAAGAAAAACCCGAACAAGCGGGTTTATTTGTTTAGCTGATTTTTTGTTAATATCATTTCAGCCTTTTTTATACTTGATTTTGCATTACTCATTACCTTAACTGCTCTAGTTAGTTCAACTATTACTTCTTCATACTCTTTTATGATTTTGTCTTTTTGATGTATTTCGTATTGCATATTCTTTATTGCTCCTAACAACTTTTTTTCGGTTGTAGCGTATTTGGATGTTGAAACGAGTTCTACTCCATATCGCTTGCATAAAGCTTCTAATTCGAGCCATCTTGGACTTCCTAGCGAACATTCGTATCTACCATTCATAATTTTGCAAACCAAGCTGTTATCGAAACCGATTGTTTTTGAAAAGTCCCTATTTGTTAAGTGTGGGTAAAATTTTGCTTTGAATTCTTTTAATGTAAGTTTTTCCATATCTTTTGTCCTCCTTAAACTTTACGATATTATTTTAAATCATATTTTTCGAAAAGTCAATAGAAAAGTAAAAAAATTTTTCGCATTTTCGAAAACATTTTTGCACGGTTAACGTCTGGAAAAAAACAGGAGGGCTAGTAGCCCTCTATTTTAACCTCTCTAATTTTTCTAAATCTTCTTTCATTATGGCGTTTACAACCATCATATCAAAAGATGATTTAGCTTTTAATTTTTCCAATTCGTTTTTAGATGTTATCAAGTCCTTAATATAGGTTTTATCTTCTCCACCCATACCATTTACTAGATATGAGTATTCTTGCTCAATCTCTCTATCTAAAACACCAATTAAAAAATCTATTGTTTTATCATTTAATTTCATATTATTTGTTCTCCTTAATTAATGGCATTATTACATCTTTTACTTCTTGGACGATTGCTCTAGCTATTTTCTCTATCTCCTCGTCCTTGTACTCATAGAAAGCCTTGTTCTTAAAGTTCTTGAAACTACCTATTTTCTTTAATATTTCATTGGTTCTCCTTTCAGCTACTTTTTTAAAATTGTTTCTTTTTGTTGTTGCGTCCATATTTTGTTCCTCCTTATTTACACTTTTATTATATAACTTATTATAACACCTGTCAACAATTATTTTTAAATATTTTTATTTTATTTTTACACGGTCACCTGTTCCACATCAACTGCATACAGCCAATAAAAAAAGAGGGGCTCGCCCTCTAGTTTATTGCTATGATGTAATTTAATGGTAGATTGAAAACTGGATTTTCCTTTGGATTGAATTCTTTTTTTCTCTCTCTTGAGCCTAATGCATTCATTTTGATTAACTCTTCTTTTGATATCTCTACTCCATCTAGGAAGTATTTTGTTTTAGGTTTTAAGTTTTCGTTCATTGTTTGAGTAAGTCTTACTTGGTAAGTGTCGCTTGATGGTGAATAGATTATTTCATTAAGAAATTCGAAGAAGCCATAAGGTAAGCTACCAGTCTTTTTATCTTTATTAATGGCCATATTTGAGTAATCAATACCAATTCTAAAGTTTCCAATGGTTTCTTTTTCAACTCTTCCTCTAAAGTCCTTTAATACATCGCCATTCTTTAATGGTCTTTTCCAGTGTACTGAATGAATTGTACCTCTTCTTAATTTTAAATCTTTATATTCTTGTAATTCCATATTTTTTGTCCTCCTTATCTTTTACACCTTTATTATAACACACTATATAATATATGTCAATACTTTTTATAAAATATTTTTAAATTATTTTATTATCATTTTTTCTAATTCATATCCTATATGTAGCACGGTCTACAGGATACTTCAGGATTGGCGTCTGGATTTGAAACGACAAAAAAGGACTATTTGAATAGTCCCTTTATAATTTCCAAGTCCTCTTGTGGAATTTCTCTTTTTAGCCAACCAGTACCGAACTTATAACCGTTATCTTCATATAATCCAATACTTTTTAGATAATCGCAACACTCAAGATAATTATTGGCCCAACCAGTATAACCGGCTTTTTCAAGTGCTTCCTCTTGAGCTTCAGTTCCCGGGTGCATATTGTTTAAATGGTATTTCTTCCACATTTGATAGATAATCTTGAATATTGGATGATTTTTCTTAAACTTGTTAATTTCGTCTAAGTTTTGGCCACCACTAATGCAGTCGGTTCTTCTTGTATTCCATATCCAACCGCAAGCACTAAATACATTGTCTTCAGTTAATTCGATTTCAACTGATACAGCATTGACTTTTCTACCAGTACCATAGAAATCTATTTTGTTAAATTCGTAAGTCTTTTTCATATTCTTTGCCCTCCTTACCTTACACTTATATTATAACATACTATATAATATTGTCAATACTTTTTATAAAATATTTTAAAATTATTTTATCATCAAATTCCTTGATTCACATCCTGCATATAGCACGGTTCATGACGGGCTTCAGGATTAACAATAGTGAAATAAAAAAAGAGGCCTAAGCCTCAATTCTTTTTATTTCTACTGCTTTTGTTAATGGGTCGACTATGATTTCATTTGTGTCATAGTCTTTAGAATTAGGATTGCCATTAGTTCCAAATACAGCTGCCCATTTACCTTTCTCTAAATGTTCAGCCTCGAAGAGACTCCACATTACCTTCTTGCCATCGTAATGTTTTTCAATGGCCTTTCTCATTATTTCCACTACTTCATAATTTTTCATTTTTTTATTCCTCCTTATTACACTTATATTATAACCTACTATATAACATTTGTCAATACTTTTTATAAAATATTTTTAAATTATTTTGTCATCAATTTTCCCGATTCCTATTCTATATATGGCACGGTTATGAACAGGTTTCAGGATTAACAATAGTGAAATAAAAAAAAGGCTAGCTGCTAGCTAGTCTTCTTCTTTTTCTATTCTATACTGTTCGTCGAATGGGTTGCCTTGCTCTTTATCAAATCTCTTACACTCTTTGATAAATTGCTTGGCTTCTTTAACGGTCTTAAATTCGTTTAATGGCTCGTTATCGAAGTTATAAACAACATACATATTATCTCACCTCCTAATGGCTTGGAGAGACTTATTTAGCCTCTCATTTCTAACCATTCAATTGCTTCCTCATAAGAAGTAAACTTTTCAGTATTACCTCTTTTGTCGGTAGCGTAATAATAACCATTGATTTTTTTTATCATTTTTCTTGTCCTCCTATTTTTTTAATTTTTGTTGCCACAAGTCGTATTGCACATAGTGGTCCATATGTTGCTATATGGCCTGACACTTCAATTTCGTCACCTATACAATATTTTTTTATTCCCAACTTATTACTAGCTGTAAAGCAAAAAGATGTTGTTCTATTGTATTTTAACCATATAACTCTACCATTTCCAATTCTTTCAATTACACCTTCTACTTTAAATTCGTTAATCATATTTCTTGTCCTCCTTAACTGTCTTTATTATAACTTACTATATAACAGTTGTCAATAACTTTTTTAAACTTTTTTATTTTTTTATTTTTACAGTATCCTGCAGCTGGCGTCCCAATTCAGGTATATGTTGACACGGTAGCCCACACAACAAAAAAAGCCTGCAATCAGGCTTTCTTATGCTTGTCTCTTGATGTCTTCTCTAATTAGCTTTTTGATGTAAGTCGCTTTAGACCTAGAACTTAACCATTCAATTAAATCAGCTTCAGTCTTTGGATTAAGTTGAATATAAATTCTCTTTAATGATTTGTTGTACTCGACAATATATTTCTTCTTGTTTTTATAAGCCATTGTATCTTTCCCAAGTTTTGCCATTTGTACTACCTCCTTTAGCTTTATTATAATACTTGTTATATCAGCTGTCAAATGTTTTTTAACTTTTTTGTTGATGAAACAGGTCATCAACGTCCACATGAATGTATTTTACACGGTTCATACAGACTAAAAAATGTTATAACCCGCTACAGGTGACGAAAATAATTTTTTTTTAGTATTATTATTTATTTATATATAAATATATAAATAATAATACTACAATAGACCATTTGCTTTTTTTCCATTTTTGGGTAAAGTTTATATTAAAAAAAGTAATAATATATAAAAAGTTCTTCAAAAAAGTCAAAAAAAGCAAACGTAAATTTTAATATATATGTAATATATATTATTTTAAACTCAAATCCGTCACCTCATTTTTTAGGGCTAAAAAGTGCGAATGTCCCTTTTATATGTGACTCTTAGAATACCCTCTCCCACGCGCCGACTACCTCTTGCACCCCGTTATAATATTTTTCTCCATAGGGGGTGGGGTCGAAAACGAAACCGGAGTCCCAAATTTTTACGCGCTCGAATTTGAGGTGATTAGGCACGATTAAGTTTTATTTCAGAAAGCAACAAAAACCAGTTGATTTCGTTTCGAAAACATTATATAATGTAGATAAATAGGTTACCACGCCTTATAAAGTGGGTAAACTCATGTCGGAGGTAAACGATGGAAAAAGATGAATTATTAGAAAATGAAGAGAAAATAAAAGTCCGGGAAGAAGAAAGCGGTCCTGAACAAGCACCTGTGGAGGAACCAGAAGAACCAGAGGCACCTGTAGAAGAACCAGTCGAAGCTGAGACCGGTACAGCTGAAAGTGATGAAGTTGAAGAAGCAGTCACAGAAGACGAACCCTTAGAAGAAAATACTGTTCCCGAGGAGAAGATGTTAACTCAAAGCCAAGTAAACGAGTTAGTAGGTAAGGCGAGAGCTGAAGGTAGAAATGCAGCACTCAAGGAGCTATACGGCCGTTATGGTGTTAATGACGACAACGAAATGAATGATGTTTTCGGAAAAGGTCAAGGATATGACTTATTAAATGAGGAGTACGAAACATTAAACGGAAACTTTAAGAGTCTATCTGCGGAAAATGCTTTATTAAAAAGTGGCATAGTTGCAAACCGCTGGGAAGATGTAAAGGCGATTTTAGGAAATAAAGGATTAGATGTAACCACTGAAAATATTGAATCAGAGATTGCCACACATCCTGAATGGAGAGAAGTTGCCCCTGAAGTTGCAGAGGACAAAACAATTACGCCAGAGTTAGCCGAAAAATTTGCTGAAGGTAATAAACCTAAGAAAATTGAGGCCGCTCAGCCAAGTACAATTAAAAAATTAGGTTCAAATGTTCCTGATGGAAAAACAAATGTTGAAGAATCTGATATGATGAGACTATTTGGTTTAAAATAATAATTTTGTGAGGTTGATAAAATGACTTTAGATGAAGGAAAAAAAGTAATCGAGCAACTTAAGGCTCAAGGTAATTCAGAAGAAGCTATTTTAGGAGCATTTTATAAGATGTTCCAAAATGAAGAATTAACCTTTGATGAACTTGATGGCATGGTAAATTTAATGGGTTATCATATCACAGATGAATTCAAGAACATGTCACCTGAGGACCAAAAGACAAAAGGTTATGAAGAGACTGAGGAACCTGCTGAAGGCGTTGATAAGGAAGAAATCGAAGACGCTAAGGAAGCTGAAAAAGGAGAGCCTGAGGAAAAACCAGCGCCTGCTGGTGATGAAAAGTCTGAGTCTGATGAAAAGTCTGATGACAAGGAAGAAGAAAAAGACGAAGACGAAGATAAGGCCATGGAATTATTTTTTGGCAAGAAATAGTTGGCGAAAACGGAAACGAAGATTAGACGTTGTACCTGTAAAAATATATGATAAACAGGAGAAGAAAGAATGTCTAATAATATTGCATTAATTACCAAGTATTCTACAGCCGCTTGGGATAAAGTTTATAAGGCTGAATCACGTTCTGCTTTACTAGATGGTAAAGAAGGCGTAAACGTTCAATGGACTGGTACTAAAACAGTAAAGATTGCAAAGTTTAGTGCTGGTGGTTTAAAAAATTATTATAGAAATAATGCGGGAGATAACAGAGTTGCTCAAAAGACTGGCAATGGCGAATTCATGGGTAATTTAGGTTATGGTTACCAAGCTTCAAATGTTGGTTTAACATGGGAAGAATTTACAATTAACATGGATAGAGCAGCTGCATATCCAATTGAATACTTCGATAACGAAGAAACTGATGGCTTAGTTTTAGGAGCTGCTACAACAGAAATTTCTAGAACAGTAATGATTCCAGAAGTTGACGCATACTGTTTCTCTAAGTTAGCTGATTATTGTTCTGCAGCTAGTGACACTATCACTTTAGCTGACGGTACTACAACAGCTGGTTTAGGAAATTATGTTGAATATTCTGGAGCAAATTCTATTACAAAAGTAAATGCTCTAGAAGCATTAAATGCTGCTTTCTTATATATGGATGAACATGAAATTCCAGCTGAAGACCAAATTTTATTCGTATCACCAAGATATTTCAATTATTTAAGAAACGATACTACTGAATTAGCACGTTACTTAATGCAATCTGATTACGATAAGAACGTAAAATTTACATTAACTGAGTACGAAGGAAGACAAATTGCAGTTGTTCCTCCTCAAAGATTCCGTACAGCATTTACTACTGTAACTGATTCTGGTGCTGGTTATGCATTTGGTTATTGGAATGGTACATCTGCAGTTACTTCTAAAGAAATTCACTTCATTTTATGTGCTAAATCTGCAGTTATGCATGTAGTTAAGTACAATAAAGTAAAGATTTTATCTGGTGATGTTGCTTTAGCTGCTACTGGTCAAGATGGTTATGCTTTATATGCTAGAGTTTACCATGATGTATTCGTAATGGATAATAAGAGATACGCTATTTATACTGCTGTAAATGGTGGAGCTGACGCTAAGACAATTACTCCTGCTACAGCTGAAACAGCTGCTAAGGAAGTAAAGACTTCTAAGGGTGCTTCAGTAGAATAATAAAAAATTAAAGGGTTGCCAATGCAGCCCTTTTTTGTTATAATAAAAATGTGCATTAGACACAGGAGGTAGTATGCGAGATTTAAGATGTAAATTATCGGAAGAAGATAGACAACAAATAAGGTCCTTGTGGAGCTCCGGTTTTAATAATTATAGCTATTTGGCTGTCAAGTTCGGGGTTCATCCTAAAACAATAAGGAAAGTTGTTGATGATAATTACCGACTTGAGTGTAATAAATATAATAGAGAAAATTGGAAAAGATATAAACCTTCTAAAGAACATCATGCAGAGTTAACTAGAATTTATAGAAGAAGAAAAAAAGATATAAAAAATACTTGACATTGTTTATAGCGGGGTTTATAATAAAGATGTAAAATAAATAAGGCTTATCAGTTCTTTGCCCCCTTAAAAACGATTCAGTTGTCACATTTTTTGTCCTTTGGGCGAAGAGCTTTGAGATATAGCAGGTTCAGTTAGAGACCTAAGTTGCTTCAACTCCTAGTATATAAAAAATTAAAAACGGTTATAGGTACATAAATTTTATTCATTTTTTCTGAAGCAATTCTAACAGTTGGCTGGCTAAAAGCTTTTTTTTATTCAATAAAATGTTGCTAAAAAAACTTTTTTACTTTATAATTAAAGTATAATGAGAAAAAAGGAGATTTTAGTATGGTAAAATTAAATGATACAAGTAAAGGTGTATTAGGTGAAGCTAGCGAAAAAATCGGTAATTATCAAGAATCTACTGGTGGTGGAACTCCTTTAGAAAAGGGCGAGAAATTAAAAGACCACCCTGAAGCTAGAAGAGTTATGCAACCTCGTGATGAGAATGGCCAATTTACTTATAATTCGGCTAATGGTAAGGGATTAAAATATGGACCTTCTAGAGGTACAACAGTTCCTCCTTTCTTAAGAGGTATAAAATTAACTTATTGTCAACCCGGAACAAAATTAAAGATTGATGGTCAAGATGGTATTAAAATAAAAATCATGACTATTGACATGACTGTGGAAGAAATGGTTAATGCATGTAAATATTACATTGAGTCTGAAGAGGGCTTTGCCGGAATGGGTGAAGGTTCTTCAATCACTAAAAAAGGTAGAAAATCTAAGGACGAAATTAATGCTAAGGCTGGTCAAGCAGGTTACATTGACCCTCAAAAAACAAGTCAAAAAACTCAAGATGAAATTAAAAATGCTAAAGCAAAGTATGCGGCTAAGAATTCTGCTCGTGAGGTAAATCCTATGATTGGTAATTACCAAGTAATAGACGATACTTTAAACCCAGACGGTTCTACAACTAGAAATACGCCTGCAAGATATTGGGAAAGAAATAAAAACAGACAACCTAACTATCAATCACAAAATCAAGCTCAGGCACAACCACAACCACAGGCACAAGCTCAACCACAAAATACGCCTGTTACGCCTTCTGGTGCTCCAGCTCCACAAGCTCCACAAGCTCCACAAGCTCCACAAGCTCCACAAGCTCCAACTAGTGGAAGTATAAAAGCTGGTTTAGCAAATATTTTCCAAAAATTATCTGGAAATGGTAACAATAACAATCAACAAGCTAATGCTAATAAATTTAGTGGATTAAATAGTTCTGCTTTTTCAAATTTATTTAAAAAGCAACAATAAGTAAAAGGTGACGTTTATGGCACTTTATGAAATGAAGATGGGCTTAGGCGGTAGTGGTTTAGAAGTATATAAAACCACAACTGGGAAATATGAAAGGGTTCCGTTTGATTTTGAAGGAAAACGCATTGACGAGTGGGAGCAATTAAGAGATTTAATGTTGGATGTTTCTCAGCAACAGCTTTATAGTGCAGCCGACGAAAACTTTAAAAAAGAAGTAGACGACTATATAAAAGAGCAATATTCCATGCTTTTAGAGCAAGAAATAAACAAATTGAATAGAGATTATGACATAAAGAATTTAAAAAAATTTGATAATATTGATGATTTTATTAATAATATAGAATCTGTAATAACGCCTCAATTGTGTAATGATTTATCTGATATTTTCACAGAAAAAGGAGCGCAGTATATAATAGATGGAAGAGTGGTTAGTTCATTTGCTGTTGTTTTACAAAAAAATAGATATCCGCTTTCAATGGTAGAAATATCTAAAGAAGAGTATGAAACCAAAATGAAAAATGTTCCTTCTTTTGACCATAACTATGAAGCTATAAGTGATTACATAAAAAGCAATGACATAATCCCTGTTTATAGGAATTTTAAAGCTTGGCAAACAAAGAAAAGTTTAGAGGAATTAAAAAATCAGTATTTGAACTCCCAAAGTAATAAATATGATACTATGTTAGGAAGAAAATCAGGAAATCTTGGTAGTGTAATCTATATGTCTCCTGATACTTTGAAGATTGATAGCGTTGTTGATAGTGCCGATATTCAATTAAAAGGATATGTCGAAAAAAGAATGGCAAAAATTTTAGAATTGAATTCTGAAACAAAAAGTTCTGAAAATATTCCTTTAATCAATTCTTTTAAAAGCAGAAGAACAGAAATTGTGTCAAAAACTCGTTCTTTGCTAATGAAAAATGGGGTTTCTAGCGATAAAATTGAAAAGATTTGCGATGATTTATTAGAAAGTTTAGGTTATCATAAAACTGGATATAGTAATACTTATTACGAAAGCAGCGTTGACATTGGTGTTATAGCTATGCTTATGGGATATGACGCTATTACTGGAAATAGATATGAATTTGACATTTTAAATCCTGGTATTGTCAATTTGAGAGGTGATTTTTAATGGATAATATACAAAATAAAGTTTATAATAAAATCGGATTGTTAGACGAAAAATCTTACTTTTTTGTAATAGGAGAGTTATCTCAAGATTTAGTTGAATATAAAATAGCCGAGGAGTTAGGCTTGTATTATGTTAGTCATAACGAAGAAATTTTAAGTGAAGAAGCTCAAAAATACATTCTTGATAATCTTAATGCTTTTATTGACGTAAAAAAAATCGTTGATAATGGTGGTGATTTAAATGGCTGATTCAGTTCAAGGTGTAGCACAAAAGCCGGGCGGTGCTGGTAAGCAAGAGGCGTACGATACTGGAACAGGTAAGTATGTGGCAGAATCTGGGGTTACTGACCAAGAAATAATTGATGAAATTGCTAAAGGCCCTAATGGTTTTTTCGGGCAAGAGGCCAAAGAAATGTATGACTCTTTGGACGAAAATGGTAAAAAAAGTCTTTTAGAGCAAATTCAAAACGAAATTAGAAACCAAAACACAACAAAAAAAATGACGGAGCGTTTTTCTCCTACAGATATAAATGATTTTTATGACTGGGGAAGAGAATGCTTGTCGGCTTGGGGCTATGACCCTTCTACAACATATAGAGGTCGGGCCTCAGATATTTTATTTGACCCTAATTCTTTGGGAGCTTTTTATAATAATTATAAAGGAGCCGGCGATTATTGTTTTGAATTTTTAAAAGCTGCTAGAATGGGATACGACAATTATGTTTTAAATTTTGGCCAAGATAGAGCTGATAGATTTTTATTTAATCCTAATAACCCTCCAAAATGGCAAGCTAAGAATAGTAGAGAAGAGTTTGAAAGAAGAATGAAGGCGTTTGATGAAATTACGTCAAAGTTCGAATGCCCAAAAGATTGTCAGGTATATAGATTACTTGACGAAAATTATATAGTAAGTCAATTTAGGGATGTTTTGTCTGCAAAGGGTTTTGACATAATTCCAGAATTAAATTATAGAGAAACTGACGCAAACGGCAACCCTGCCTTTAAAACTGACTATGATACAATTGACAGAAAAAAATATACTGTTCAAGAAATAGCTGAGGCATTAGAAGATGTAATCGGTTATGAAGTAAAAAGTGATAATGCACCAATTAGTTTTGGAATGGACATAAATTATTCACATATGATAAGAGCTCATAATAATGATGATGATTATAAAAGAATTTGGATTAAGTTTGATGTTCCGAAAGGAACTAAAATGTTTGTTTCTGACTATAGAGCTGAATCTGAAGGAATTTTCCACAGAGGCTTGAATTACTTTGTAAAAGATGTAAAAGTTGAAAAAGACCCCGTGGTCGGAAGGGAAAGGGTTTGTTTAATTTATGGAATCAAATAAAAAAGAAGAGTTCCCAGAAATTACAAGTCCGGACGTTGGTCTGGTTTGGAGTAAACCAATGTGCGTTAATTGTAAATACTCTAAAGGGAGATTATGTTTATTTTATAATGAAGTAAAAACTGAGGCAGGTGTGGACTTGTTCAATTGTCCATCATTTGTCGAAAGTGAAAAAAGTGAAGAAAAGAAAGCATTTGAAATGATGGGGGTAAAATGATATGGAAGGTAATTGCATTGATGTTGCTGGTATTAATACTATTGGATTAACTGAAAAGCCTAAAACAGAAGAAGAAGACAAAGACGAATTAGCTAAGGCTATGGAATTATTTAATTTGAAAGATAAGAAAGAAAAAGGAAACAAAGGAGATAATTAAAATGCCATATTTAAACAACAAGAAATTTAGTGAAATTAGAAAAGCAGCCGGAGATGGCAATGAAAAAGCCAAAATGGTTTTACAAGCATTGAGAAAAGGCACTCAAGACGATTTAGATAGATTAGTTGGTGACTATTACTCAGTCCCACAACAAGAACCAGCTCCACTTGAAAATATTGATAATGTTGAAAATGTTAATGAGGCTGAAAATGTTAATAATGCTCCGGAAATAGTAGAAGCTGAACCAGTTCAACAAGCTCCAGTAGAAGAACAAGCTTTTGACTCTATTCCCGTCGTTGAAGATTTAACTGACGTGTTAGATAAAGAAACAGATGGTTTATTTGATGAGAATGAAATTGAACAAATTGACTTTGCTAAGTTTTTAGGTAATAAGCGTAGAGACGGAATTAGAGCTAAGAAAAATGCTGAATATTTTAATGCTTTTAACCCTGAATCAAGAGCTAATTATATTGAAAAGAAAAAGAACGACTATAAAGCAAAGTTCGGTGACTCTTTACATGATATTGATAGGCAATTTAACGATTATGATAAATCTATTGATAGATACACTCAAGGCGTTGGCGACATGCTTGATGACGAAAAAGAACTTGATGTGGATGTAATGGGTAATGCTTATGATGAAATTACTGATAACAACGGAATTATGCATAGCTTTGGAAGATTTTGGGATGATGTCGACACAGGCCATGTTGTTGATGATTTAAAAGTGCTTGTTGATAAGTATGGAAAAAAGAATATTTTAGCCGCATTAAATGTTTTAAAAACTGATAATGCTAATTTTAGAGACTACCGCTTAGGACAAATTAATGAAGAGGTAGAAAGATATAATAAATCACTTGATAAAATCTTAAAATAAGGTTATAATAGTAATTGCAGATACAATTAGTCTTTGTATTTGTTTTCGTTAGCTGGCAAGGAGTAAAATCCTTGTCTTTTTTTATTGCAATAAAGTTGATTTAATTATATAATTATAAATATAAGGAGCATATTTTTATGTAGGAGGTTTTATCTAATGCCAAAAATGTTAATAAATTTAAGAAGCGATGGGCATGTATATAATTTTAATGACAATGACATTTTATTATATGACGCAAAAAAAGATGAATTTTATACAGTTACAGAAGAAATTTTTTTTGCTAAAATGCGAAGCGAATTAAACAAAGTTATAAAAGATAACGAGGAGACGGTAAAAAAATTAAAAGATGAAACGGAAGCAATAAAAAAAGAAAATGCAGAATTTATGAAAAAAATTCAGAAAATAAATGAAGATTTAATTGAGATGGTAAAAAATTTTATTAGTCAACAGGAGGGAAAATAATGAAAAAATTTTTAGTTTTCGCTTTTATATCTTTTGCTATTTTGGTTTCTTGTTCATTAGGGGTAAGCGCATATGCTGCTGAAAATGAGCAACCCGAACAGGCAGAAGAGGTAGAAGAAAAAGTAGGTAAAGTTATTAGCAATGTTAGTGATGGTGGAGACATCTTGCTTGACATTACAGAGGGAAAAGTTGGCGAGGAAGTAACAGCTTATATAAAACCTAACTTTTTATTCAGTGTAGCTTCAATTAAGATTAATGGAGCAGATGTTGAAATTAATGATAATGGCGTTTATAAATTCAAATTAATTGAGGGAGATAATACAGTTGATGTTGAATTTAAAATTAACAATGAAAAATTAGCGGAGTTGGCTAAATTAATAAATCAAGTGAAGGACAACGGCTTCTCTTCTTTATTTACAATGGCTAATTTATTAAATTTAATTTCGTGGATTGTTAGTACTATATTTACATCTGGATTCTTTATTACATTAATAAAGAGTAAAAAATTAAAGGCAAAAACAGTTGATGAGGTAGTTGAAATTGTAAAAGGTACACTTCAATCTGAAAATGCCCAAACTTTAAAAGAATTTTTAAATTCTTTAATTGAACCAATGCTAGATACTCTAGTACAAAAAATTGATTCAATGGATGACTGCATGAAAGTGTTCTGCAGATGTTTTATTCTTGCACAAGATGATACTCCAGAAAATAGACTAGCTATTATTAGTGAATTAACTAAATTAAAGAATAGTGATGAAGAGTTAACAGCTCAAATTAGAAATATTATTAGAGAAGAGCAAAAAGCTCAAGAGGAAAAATTGGTTGCTAGAGACAAGGCAATCGAAACCTTAGAAAAGAATAATGCTGAATTAATAAGAAAGGAAGACACTGAGGATTCTTATGGCCAGCTATAAACCTAACGGAAACAAAAAAAGTATAGGGGTAATTATTGTTACAATTGTATTTGCGATTATAGGATTAGCGTTTTTACTAATTGGGTATTGGAATGACGTAATTCCATGGATGAAGACTTTTGGAATTGTAATTTTGGTGCTTGTCTCACCTATACTTATTTTTGTTATATTTAAAACTATAATAAAAAGAGTAAAGGAAATGTGATAAAATGGCAGAAAACAGTGAAAATAAAGTCAGTAAATCCTTTATTGACAATAAATTAAATAAATATGGTATAACAAAGAAAACATTCTATTCTGTTGGCGGTATATTTATTTGTATCTTCTTCATTATAGTATTGTCTATTACTCAGGCTAGATTTGATACAAGTTTAATAGCTACAGTTGCTTTCTGGCTTGATTTCGTTATCCTATCAGGATTATGTATATATGGCATGATTTCTGGTCAACAAACTGGCGATGACGTTGCTAGAAATAATCCTAATGGAGCGTTTAGAACTTCTTTGAAAAAATTTGGTAATTCTTTTTCGAAGCTAGACAGTTTAATGTTATTCGCTTATTTTGATGAATGGCTAGAACTTTATAGAGAAAAGAAAATAAGGAAGAAAACAGAGGCAATCTTAAAAGACTTCGGAATCCATCAAATGGAAGTTTTAAAGCTTGATTTGTCAGAAGTAGACTTATTAACCAAGCCATTCAAGAAAAGCTGGAATTCAGGCGAAAAAGATACTTATTTCTTAACTTATACGCCTGAACAAATTGCAGTTATAAAAGAATGCTTGACTGGAAAGATAAAAGTAAGTAAATTGCCTAGAACATTCTTTATCGACGCATTCTACCATTCTGAAAAAGATATGTGGGAATCAGCCGCTAGGTCTAGTAGAAAGAAAAGTGCTTTCTTAGGAATAAACTATACATATAGAATTATAGCTTTATTAGCTTTATCTATTTTAAGTGCTGGTCTTGTTCCTGGAATGGCTGATGGAGCTGGACAAGCTGAGGTATGGTTATCTTTAGCTAAGAGAATATTCTGTGTTGTCAGTGCGTTTTTATGGGGAATCTTTATTGGCTTTGAAATGGTAAAAATAGATATATCTTATTTGGATTTTAAAACAGATATCTTAAATTTATATTATCAAGAGTATGAATTAAAAATTTATATTCCTAATACAATTGAGGAAAAAGCTAAAAAACTTTATGAGGAAAATAATGCGGAGGTAGTCGATTATGGAACAGAAGAACGAATTGACAGAGACTCAGGAAGTCAAATTACAAGAGTCGGAGAAGAAGAAAAGAATACGGAACTTCGTAGTTAGATTAATTCTTTATATTACAGTAGGCTTGTTAATGCCTATGAGTTTCTTGATTTGGAAATTTCAACTATTTTCTCAGACTAGCAAATTAAATATTGGAGGATGGGGCGTACTAGTTATCATATTTACAGCTGTCTTTATTTTTAAATTAATGAAGCAAGCTGAGAATACGATTGATAGTCCGGTTGTAATACAGTCATTCGAAGCGATAAGAAAAATTTTCATTCCTCTATTAGCTGTGACATTATGTTTATATGCTGTAGAAGAATTTTGGAACGAATTAATAAGGTTTTTTGTAGTGTTAACTATCTGTGAGCCTATAGCTTATGTATTAAATCCTTTCCCTAAATATTTAAAAGAAAAAGAAAAAGCAGGAGAAAAGAGTAAAATTACTGAAATAATTAACTTATTTTGGGATAAAAAGAAATAGAATAAAAGGTGCTTTTAAATAAGCACTTTTTTTGTTATAATATATAATAAAGAGGTGATTGTGATGAATGATGGAAGCGTAGACCTTTTCACAAGTAGAAGAACGAATTTCTTAGATTGCGAATATTGGCTTGTAGCCAAAGACGATTTTAATAAAAATAAAAATGTTTTAACTCATGAAAATTTACCTCAAGGGGAGTTTTCCGCTATGATAGAAAATTCTTATGAAAATACAACTTCCGTAATTTCTGACTCTTTCATGTTCGATAAAAATAGTTTATTGATTTCCACACAGGACTGTATTGATGGCCTAAAGAAAAATTGCCTTGTTAAGACGACTGATTATTTCGGCAATGAGGTGGTCTGGATTGTGGACAGTGTTGGCTTCAAACCTATTAGGGGTAATTATCAATTCGAGTTAAAATTTAAAGCGTATATTCAATTAAGGAGATAGTATGCCTAGTTCTTTTACATTATATAAGCAAATTAAATTTTTTAATCTTTTTAAAGAAACGGCTGCAAATAACATGGGAATAATACATGGGTTCCCAAACTGGGCCAATAAAATAAGGTACGAAATTGAAGAAGATGACTTGTTGATAATTATTCCACCACTTTTGATAAAAAGAGGCGGTTATGAATATATATCAAAATCGAAGAGAAAAGAAGAAGTAGATTCTTTTATGTATTCTATTTCTAAAGCAAAAAAATATACTTTTATTGAATATGTGATAAATTTAACCTGCGATATTTTTGTTAATTTTATTACGGACGGTCAAGTAAAATCCGTTACTAAAACAAAAAAGAAATGAGGAGCTAATTATGATAATCAATAATGTTGATACAGATGAGTTATTAAATTTTAAATATGTTTTAGACATAATCAAGGAGCAGTTCGCGGCAGTTTTATCAACTGACCCTAACTATTACTCTCAATATAAATTTGAAATAGAAAATGAACAGTATTATGTTCCAGACGAAGAGAGAGAAAGTGACAGAATCTATATTGTTATAAAATTCTCTCCAGCTCAAATAGATTATGGTCAAGATATAATTCCGTTGACAATTGAGGCAATTTCAGAGCAAAACGGTTTAACAGCTGCTCAAAGATTGTTAATGGATTATGCGCAAATTTTTAATTTAAACACATTATTAAGAGACGGAAAAACAATATATCAAAATTATACATCGCCAAATGTTGTTTCAAATTTTAACTCTATTTACGATGGTTTTAGAAGTGTTTTAATTTTAAGCGGGGTATTTTTATTAAGTAGTAATATTAATAGAGTTAAGTTAAAATATTATGATGGTAATTACGCTGCTTTTGATTATATAAAATCTGTAAATAATTTAAATACTTATGTGGCTGATTATGTTTTTTATAATAAAAAGATTTATAGATGGGTAGCTCCAGATAATCAATATGAGGAGTGGAATTTTACAGATAGATTTTACTTACCAATTGGCCTACATGATGAATATGTATATGCTGATTTATTTGAAACCCCAGATGAACAAAAAGTTTACATGTGGGACAGTGAAAAAAATAAATATGTAGTAACCGATGGAGAAGAAATTGATATATTAAATTTTAATGATAATTATGACGCTACTCCTGATACACAACCTTATTATGAAAGAAATAATTTTACCGATAGTGTTGTAAAATATGGAACTTATTCTTTTACATTAGTTTCTTTTTTAATAAAATCTACTTTACATAACAAAATTTTAAAAATGATTTCTAGAAAAAGAAATGTTAATAATAATTTCTTTTTTAAAATAAGTTTTGATGAAGAAGAATTAAATATGCCTTTATTACAATATAAATGTATACACGCAGTAAAGCAACAAAATAAAGGAGAAATGCCATCTATAGCTATTTCATTTACTAATTAAAAAAGGATGTGATTTTCATGGCGGATACAATTGAATATATAGTTAGAATAAAAGGTCTTGGTGATAGTGAAGACGCAGAAACTAAAATGCCTAGGAATGCCTTGTCAAAAGGCTTGGACAGTCTTCACAAAATACTAAATCCTAAAACTAATTTATCGCATGAAAAAGATGAGGGTGGTGCTGTTTTTGTTCTAAAGGAAACCTCAAATACAGCTGTAAAAGCGGCTGCTACTGCTATACCATTACAAATTAATCGTTATTATAAATTATCTGAAGATTATAAAAGCCAAAATTATTTAAATAATGTTATGCTTAATATTAATAGAGCTAAGGGTATGGCTAACTCGGCAATTTCTGGAGCAAGAACAGCAGGCATGGTTGCCGGCCCTGAGTTTGCTTTGGTTGGTGCTCTTATGGGAGCAACATCAGATTTGGTTGTTCAGGCAATTCAATGGAATAATACAATCGCTAATTATAATTCAACTATGAATGCGACTGTTGCTGAAACAAATTATAAAGCAAAACGTGCTGGCTTATATAATGGTGGAAAGGGGACAGAAAATTAACATGAATTATTATGCTTATATAAATGGAAAAACACATAGAATTGTTCAAGGTTCAACTGTTTCCGAAGAATATAATGAAACATTAGACAGTGCTACAATCATCATATCAAACTCACCACAGTTAGATATTGACCCATACGATGACGTTTTCATTTTTGGCGAATGGTGTGGAAAGTATGACCAAGTAAATGATTGCATTGTTCCTGTTGAAGGGAAAAAGTTTAATTTTATAGGCTATCCTGTTGATTCAACTAATTATGCTGCAGCGGATATGCCATGTTTTTATAAACATTTTTTAGTAGACCAATTTACAGAAAGCATTATCGTTCTTGGAAAAACTGAGGCCGATACGAGATATCAATATACAATAGAACTTTTCAGTGAGACAAAAGGGCTCGAGACTGTTCAAGCTCCTAATATTTCAATTACGCAACCATTAAATGAAAAAGTTCCTACAGTTGAATATGTTAGAAGATATTTAGAACTATATAATAAGAAAATGAAAAAAACTAACAGTGGTTTAAGTAACTGGAGCGTTGCAAATAAATATCAAATGGGCGATGTATCGAGAATTCGTTATTTAAATCTTAACGGCAGTGAGGTTGCGGTACCCGGCTTGTTAGAAAATATAGCTGACTCATTTGGTAATAGTTATACTCCTGATTTTCCTTTAAATAATCCATCATTAAGAGATATATTAAATAAATTATTAATTACAAAAGATAAGATAGCAGTTGTAAAAGATGATAAGATTTATGCCATGGACATAACTCTTAGAAGAGGAAAGTTCAATTTAAACAAGGGAAAAATAAATTATATATCAGGTTCAAAATCTAGTGATAATTATTGCACAAATTTAAAAAGAACATATTCTGACGGTTTAGCGCAAGATAGTACAGGAAGATATGTTGAATATTTAGGCTTTAGAAATAGTGACAATGCGTTGTTGACTTTAAGCAATATGCGTGTTGAAACAGGGTTCCCGATTTATAAAATAAATAAATTTTATATGTGTTATTATAAAAAATGTAAAGTTACAGACTCTACAAATCATGTATCTAAAGACGGCGTTTTCCTTTGCAAGCAAGATATTACAGATTTAATAAAGTTGAACAGTGAAAGAAATACATTGTCTGTTGATATTAGAAGTTTTAATAGTAACCCGCCAAAAACGATAAAAGCTTTATCTAAATATAAATTAGCAACTTTAGGCTATGATATTGGCTCAAAGACAATCGATGGTTGGGGAGTAGAATTTAGTTACCCTAATAGTTTTTTGTGGCAATCTGTTACAAAATCATATTTAGAAGTTATTTTTGATTATGTAGACAGCATAAACCCTTATGGCATTTATGGACAAGATTTTGTTGTAAAGAAAATTTTAAATTTAGATAATGTCCCACAAGTCTCACAAATTTTTGTTTCTTTCTACAAGTCAGCTGAAAATATAATTCCTATTCCTAATTATTCAGAATTTAGCAATGATTTTAAGCAACAAATTCAAAACCTTTTTAATAATACCGGTGACGCTAATAATATGGTTTTACATTTAAAACATATATTTTTCCAAATTGATTACACTCCATTTTATTCCGGAAGCATAATACAAAGTAAAACGTTAGGAAAATCTGATGTTACAATTAATGATAATCAGGCAACTTCATTGTCTTTACTGGAAATAGATGGATTAGCTCAACAAGAAAAAATAAATCGTTTTGGTAATAAAGGTATTCAAATAAATGCAAGATATACTACTCCGGAACACATTCAAAAATTAGGCTCAGTTTTTGATAAAGGCTTAGATACAGATGTGGTTATTTATCATAAAGAATATTCTTTGAACGATAATGATATAAATTGTACTTATTTTGGCACAAAAGACTATGTTCTAAAAAATTATTTTACAACTGTTTTTGCAAAATATCGTACTTATAATTTAATGTCTTATAGTGAGTCTGTTCTTAGACCTGAAAACGAGCATATTTATTTACTTTTGTCTAAGACGAGAAAATACAGCGATAATAATTTTGAAGAGGTTTTTTCTGATTTCGATATTAATTTTAACAAAAAATTTTTATCTTTTTATAAGACGACATCTAACATTTTATATAAGGGGTTAATTATAAATAATGATAAAATCAATTATGGCTATTTAAAAAAAGGTGATAAATATTATACTGCCGATACAAATATATTTGTTAGTGGGCATTCATTGTGCTTTAATATAGCTATGAAAGATAATGTAACATTAGGCAATTATATAAAAGATATGCATAATGAATATATAGAAAAAAATGAAAATAATTATATGATGGGTGGATTGCAAGATTATGTTTGGTTAACTGATGACGCGAACGATAACGACGGAGGCAAAACAGGCTTTTTAACTAGTTTGGGTTTCTATTTTGGTCATATAAATAATAGTAGTCAGGGAGATATAACAGGGCTTGGTCCTTTTATTGATGATGAACAAATTTTGCGTCCTGAAAGTAGATTTTATTCATTGCAAATAGAAACATTTTATTATAGACTTTTCAATCTTCCCCAATTACCTTCTAGTGCAATCGATACAATAACTAATAAAATAGGTTTTGAAAAAAATATTTATAAAGACAATAAAGAAAGAATTGATATGACAATTCAAATAGAACCTATAAAAGACGAGGGAGTATATTTTTCTCAGTGGTTAACAAAGTTAGGAGATTTATTCGGTGTTTTCCAAAAATTTGATGAAAACATTTCTTATAATTATTTTGATTATTCTGCTTCAGATTTTTTATCAGTTATTGCTATGACTAACAGTAGTAATGATAGTAGTTTTTCTAGTGTAAATTTTAGAAATCCTGGTATGGTTCTTTTGGCTAATGAAAAAAAATTAAGTAATAGACTTATTATTTCTGCTTTTGCTTCAGGCCCAATCGTTTTTGAATATGAATTTGATGGTAACACTACCGATTTCAATAGCAGCCGAGATATAACTTCAATGAAAATATCACTTAATAGTTATATTGTTGCGAATGGAATCACCCAAACAAAGGATGTTTTAGGTAATTTGGTAATAACTGGAGACGCAGAAGCTACTGAGTTTTCTTATACTCCTGATAGTTTTGTTGTTCCCGCAATAGAAACAGGCTTTTATTTAGAATATAATGGTTTAAAAGCTAGGGTTGTTGAAATATACAGTGATACAAATATAATTGTTTTGGAGAAGCCTTTGTCTGTTAATGCATTAAACAATGTTACAGTACAGGTTGTAAAAAAATACAATTATGAATTTGATGTTTATGGCGATATAAAATTAACAAGGAATTCAGAGGAAACAAGTCTAACTGATAAAATTTTCCATTTTAGTACTAAAGATGTTTGCCCTTCACAAGGTCTTGTTTACGAGTATGACTCTGGAGCTAATAATTTAAGCTTGAGTAATGATAGTCCATTTTTATCGATTTCTAATGATAACAATTGGAGGACTAAGGCAATACTTAGCGCGCTAGGAATACCGGAAACAAAAATAAATGATTATTGTATTTTTAGTTTATATTTGACTGAAGAATTTTATTTTAGTTCAAGCAACTGGGCAGTAAAACCAAAAATTGGCAATGGTTTTTTAAGCGGTCCTAATCCGTTATATACTCAGGATTATGGTATTGCGTATTTTGCACCAAATTCAGGAGTTAAAAGAGAAAACAGCGAAATCGTTTATCATAAAAACATGTTCTGGGTTTATTCGTCACCAAATTATGAATTTAAAGATTATATGGTGTATGATGAGTTAAATAACTTGGAAGGATTTAATGAGCTAATTGTTGGAACTGATATTTCGTTTAGTTGGCCAGATAATAGCTGTTTTAGGGTTAGTCATCCTTCTTTAGCTGAAGGTTCTCATATTTTCTGTTATTACAAAAACGAAAATACAAATAAATACAATTTCGTTTTCGGTTTTAAAACTAATTCAGGAACTTATACCGACATTTATATTTCGCCATTGACTTTTAGAAATTTGACTGTTTATGACGAAAAAACGAATATGCCAATAGGAGAAGTTCCAAACGATGTTGATGATTAGGAGAGATTTAATTAATCTCTCTTTTTTTATTTAAAATATTATGTTATAATTAAAATAATCATGGAGGTGTTTTTTTATGATATTTTATTATGATAAAAAAGGAGCGCTAGTAACAGTACTCCCACATGGTGAAATGCCAAGACAATGTGGAAGTTTAAAAATATATGTATATCTAGATACAGATATTGATATGTCTGACAAATCTATGCGCGTAAGATTTAAAACACCAGGTAAAGTTGTGTTTTCTTCAGATTTTGTAATGGAAAAAGAAGGAGTTAAGACTTTTGAACCATTATCGAAAGAAGAGAACGTTGGTTCTTTAATATCTGGCGAGTCATATTATGTTTTGAGTAAAAATTTAAGCGATACGGAAGCCAATGATATCCCTGGAAATTTACAATTAGTATTTACTTTACAAACAAACGAGGGAAACGAGATAGTAAAAAGTAGCGTATTTGGCAGAGCACAAATTTTCATTGAAGAAACTTTAGGACTTGCTCCAAATTCTGGCGTAGGAATGACTTATAATGAATATATGGTGTTGCTTGGAGAGTTAAATGGTTATGATATAAAAATATCTAATCATATTTTTAATAACAACAACCCTCATAACGTCACTAAAGAGCAGGTCGGCTTAGGGAATGTTGATAATACGAGCGATGAGGAAAAACCTATTTCTAGAGCTACTCAAGAGGCTTTAAATAATAAAGCTGATAAGAGTACTACTTATACTAAAACTGAAACTAACGAATTATTAGATAACAAAGCTGATAAAAGCACTACTTATACTAAAACTGAAACTAACGAATTATTAGATAACAAAGCTGATAAAAGCACTACTTATACTAAAACTGAAACTAATGATTTATTAAATAATAAAGCCGATAAGAGTACTACTTACACTAAAACTGAAATTGATGATAAACTAGATGATAAAGTTGATAAAGCTCAACTTGACAAGCCACTTGGCTTTATAAACCTATATACACTTGAAGATAGTGGAACACTTACTCAAGAGCAAGTAGCAACTTTAAAAAAATATAATCACCGTGTTTATATTAGACATGGTAAAACTGGTTACAAATATTATCTTCCAACTGCTCTTTTAGGTGATATGGGTGATACTCTAGTTTTTAAAAATATTGTTTGTTGTAGCCCTAAAGACACTGGCTCTTCTACTACATCATACTATTTTAAAGAGGATGAAATCACACTGAGTCAAAGCGGAGATGGCTACACTTGGACAAAATCAGGCAATTCAGCTGAATTCTATAGTAAAACTCAGGTTGATGAAAAAGTTGGCGTTATTGAGGAGAAAATACCTGCTCAAGCTAGTTCGAATAATCAATTAGCCGATAAGGAATTTGTTAATTCATCAGTAGCTACTAATACAGCAACATTTAGAGACAGTTATAATGCTATTAATGATTTAAATATAGTAAGTATAGAAGCTGCTACAAGTAATCATTCAACTGTTGAAGCTGCGCTAGATTCTAAGATAGATGAAGCAGATAATAATGATTATTGTTATGTATTGATACCAGCTGATATACTTAACACAGCACTTATAAAACAAGTTGATAGATATAAATTTAATGGTAGCAATTGGCATTATGAATATACTTTAAATAATAGCGGTTTTACTGCTCGGCAATGGGCTGCTATAAATAGTGGTATCACTTCACAAAAGCTTCAAGAAATATTAGACGATATAGCTAATACTTATACTAAAACTGAAGCTAATGCATTATTAAATGATAAAGCTGATAAGAGTACTACTTATACTAAAACTGAAGCTAATGATTTATTAGATAATAAAGCTGATAAGAGTACTACTTATACAAAAACTGAAACTAATGCATTATTAGATGATAAAGCTGACAAGAGTACTACTTATACAAAGACTGAAACTAATGATTTATTAAATAATAAAGTTGATAAAACTGATGTATATACTAAAACTCAGGTCGATGGTAAGTTAGATAATAAAGCCGATTTGAACAGTATTTTTTCAACTGTTAAATTTGGACAGGCTAAAGAAAAGATTTATACAAGATTACAATTAAAACCTAAATTTTATGATTCGTTAATAGTTCATGGGGAGAAAATAGAACTTTACGAAAAAGGAAACAAAGGCGATAGACTTATAGAGGATGAATTAAAAAGAGTTAATTTTAATTTTGAAGATTCTGGCGTTTCCAATTTTGATAGTAATTTTCTTTGGACCGATGGAGAAAACATTTATTATGATAAAGATTATCAACATTTTATTTTAGATAAAAACAAGTTAATTTTGAGAGAGAATGTGTGGAAAAATATTCCTGCCTCTTTTAATGGTTCTGGCATTTGGAGTGATGGAGAAAATATTTATTATTCTGACGGTTCAACTCAATATGTATTAGATAAGGCAACATCAACATGGAGTACAAAAAAATGGGCAGGATTAACTAGTTTTAATGGCTCTAACATTTGGATAGATGGGGATAATATTTATTATTCTAATGGTTCAGCTCTATATTTATTAGATAAAACCACTTCAAGCTTCACACAAATAACTACTTTTTCAAGAGCTTTTTATGATTACACTTACACTAGTGCTGCAAATTCCACATTTGACACAAATGAAACTTATTATGCTCATCCTAATAATGAGTATGTTACAGCAGAGTCTTTAGGAGTAGCTATAACAGCTGATAATTTTAACACATATAAAAATGTAATATATATTAGAACTAGTGATACTCCTGTTCATCAAACTGAAAATTTATCAATAGATGGCAAATACATTTGGTCCGATGGAGATAATATTTATTATTCTAACGCCTCAACTCAATATGTATTAGATAAAGAGACATTAACATGGAGTATAAAAACATGGACAGGGTTGACTAATTTTTATGGTGACCGAATTTGGACAGACGGAGAGAATATTTATTATTCTTATGTTTCAAATCAATATGTATTAGATAAAACTACTTCAACATGGAATACCAAAACATGGTCAGGATTAACCAATTTTAACGGTTCTAATATTTGGACAGATGGAGAGAATATTTACTATTCTTCTGGTTCAACTCAACGTGTATTAGATAAAACTACTTCGACATGGAGCAAAAAAACATGGACGGGATTGACTAATTTTAATGGTTCTAACATTTGGACTGACGGAGAAAATATTTATTATTCCAATTCGTCGGCTCAGTATGTATTAGATAAATCTACCTCAACATGGAATGAAAAAACATGGATAGGATTAACCAATTTTTATGGTACATGCACTTGGTCCGATGGAGATAATATTTATTATTCTAACGCCTCAACTCAATATGTATTAGATAAAGAGACATTAACATGGAACACAAAAAAATGGACGGGAAAGTCTAATTTTTTTGGCACCGACATTTGGACAGATGGAGAGAATATTTATTATTCTTATGATTCATCATCAAATCAATATGTATTAGATAAGACAACTTCGACATGGAGCAAAAAAACATGGACGGGATTGACTAATTTTAAAGGTAGATATATTTGGACCGATGGAGAAAATATTTATTACTCTAGTAGCTCAAATCAATATGTATTAGATAAAACTACCTCAACATGGAGTTCAATAAATTTTCAGGCAGCTTTTTATGATTATACATACGTTAGTGCTGCAAAATTAACATTTGATGAAAACAAGACATACTATTATTTAAGTGGTGGAGAATATAAAAATGCTACTGGTTTACTTGGTGGAATACCAATGACAGAAGAATATTTTGAAATGTTGAAAACAAGATTATATATCAAAAGTGATACTCCTGTTTATCAAACTCAAACTTTATCAATAAATGGCCAATATATTTGGTCTGACGGAAGAGCAATTTATTATTCTAATGGGTCAAAAAATTATATATTGAATACAGATAATTCTGTCTTTGAGGAAGTCAAATTCTTCGAAATGGTTAACGATTATGAGTATGTAAACTGTGCCGAAATCCCTGATAGCGTTTATGACCCTAATGAAACTTATTATATATACGACGCCGGAAAATATATCACCGTTGAAGAATTTGGAGTGGTAATGAGTGAAGAATTATTTAATGAGTATAAATCCGAATTATTTGTGCTTGTTCCTAGTGACCCTCCTACTCTTGTAGCTAAAGATATTAACTTCGTTGGTACAGATATTTGGTCCGATGGTGAATTTTTTTACTGTGGTGATGATTATGTTTTTAAATTAAAGAATAATCTTCTGGTTAAATTAATTAACAAGGCTAATACCGATGACATTCCTGTTCCAATTACCGATGAAGAGTTCGATGAAATTTGTAAATAAAGGAGAATAAAAAATGGGTTATTTAGATGAAGAACGTTTAAGAAAACTTTGGGGAAAAATAATAAATATTGCAGACAGTAAGCAAAACGATTTAACTCGGGAGAAAATCTCAATTAATAAAAATCTTGTAGCCAAGCCGGTTCCTAAATTTGTAGCCGGCCTAGCTTTAAGAGGAGACAGATTTCTTTCTTACTATCCTACAGGAAAAGTAAAAAAGATTTTAAATATTTTAGAAGATGATTTTGGGGATTTTTATCGTTCCGCCGTTTGGACTGATGGAGATAATGTTTATTATTCTAGCGGAACGACTCAATATGTATTAGATAAAGACACTTCAATATGGCATATAAAAACATGGACGGGAATGACTAATTTTCATGCTTCTAGTATTTGGACCGATGGAGAGAATATTTATTACTCTTCTGGTTCAACTCATTATGTATTAGATAAAGCTACATCAACTTGGAGTGTAAAAACATGGACAGGATTAACTAGTTTTGCTAGCAACAAACATATTTGGACAGATGGAGAGAATATTTACTATTCTTATGGTTCAAATCAATATGTATTAGATAAAACTACCTCAACATGGAATACCAAAACATGGTCAGGATTAACCGATTTTAATGGTTCTGAAGTTTGGATGGATGGAGAGAATATTTATTACTCTCGTTCGTCAACTCAATATGTATTAGATAAATCTACCTCAACATGGAATGCAAAGACATGGACAGGAATTTCCCCTAGTTATGGTTCTGATATTTGGATTGATGGAGAGAATATTTACTATTCTTCTGGTTCAACTCAACGTGTATTAGATAAAACTACTTCGACATGGAGCAAAAAAACATGGACGGGATTGACTAATTTTTATGGTACCGACGTCTGGGCAGATGGAGATAATATTTATTTATTTAAAGACGGTAAAAGATATAAATTAAATAAAGAGGAAAGCGCATGGGAGCCAGAGTCTGTTAAGTGGCTTTTAGAAATTGCTATTGACGGCCGAGACATCTGGACAGATGGAGAGAATATTTATTATTCTCACTCTACAGGCGCCTCAACTTCTACTTTTGTCCTTGATTTGGAAAATTCAAACAAGGAAAGTAAAACTTGGAATAAAAAAACATGGACAGGACTTGCCCCTGGTCCCGGCCGAGACATTTGGACAGACGGAGAAAATATTTATTATTCCAATTCGTCGGCTCAGTATGTATTAGATAAATCTACCTCAACATGGAATGAAAAAACATGGACGGAATTAAGTCTAAGTCTTCATGGTGAAGATATTTGGACAGATGGAGAGAATATTTATTGCTCTAGTAATTCAATTCAATATGTGTTAGATAAGTCTACCTCAACATGGAGCAAAAAAACATGGACAGGGTTAACTAATTTTAATAGTTCTAATGTTTGGTCTGATGGAGAAGATGTTTATTATTCTGACTCTAGCTATTCAAAACAATATGTATTAAATAAGACAACTTCAACATGGAGCCAAAAAAATTTAAATACTGGACTTTACGGAAAACTTTTATGGAGCGTTGATGGGGAAGAAATATTAGATATGACCCTTTCAAGCAAAACTCTAGTGCTATTAAAAGAAGTTAGATACGGAAATGATTCTGAATTTAGCGGAAAATATATATTATCTAATAAACTTGCTGAGAAGAAATGGGACTATAAAGCCACCACTGGGGACACTTTTATAGACACTATGTCAGGCATTAAAAAAGACCAATACCTTTCATCACAAATAATTTGGACAGATGGAGAAAATATTTATTTTAACAATTATTTAATTGAAATTAATATAAAATTAAAAAAAGCGTCTGTTTACAAACATAATATAACAGCTGTAAAAAGCGTAACAATTGATAACGTATCAGCAGAATTAACTCTTATTTTCGAATTATTTGATAATGAAAATGCTATATACCGGTCTGATACTCGTTACCGGATAACACGATTAATCGGTGGACGCAGTTTGATTCCAGTTACAGCTATTTTAAATAAAAATAATGTTTATACGTTTTATAGGCTGATGAAAAAAGAAACTGGCGCAAATACTCTTTCGTTTTTTAACGAGTCAACCGGAACATATGACCTAAGTGTGGATTATTCTGGTTGGACTGTTACAGATATTATAGATTAAGGGTGCTTAATTGCACTCTTTTTATTTTTTTATAATTAACATATTGAAATTATTTAGTTTATAGATTAAAATAAAATAGTAATTAGACAAAAGAGATAAAATGTCCACATTTTGTCCCTTTTCGTCACTAGTTCGTGGTTAAAATATTTTGTGATGATAATCTTTTTCTTCTTGAGCTTAAATATAATGTATTTGATATCTTGTAAGAAAATGTTCTACACAAAAATTTACGAAGCGTTAATTGTAAATGCGTCTATCGGGTTATCATTTTTTGTAAAATATAATTATGGAAATTTCTCGTTTATAGTTGACGCTTTTTATTTAATTGTAATTCCTATTATTTATCTGCTTAAAAGCAATCCCGCCGCCAAAAAATCGAGAATAATTTTGTATCCGTTTATTGCGCAAGGCATAATAATGATATTTCAGTTAAATATATTATTTGTTAGAGATTTAGACAGCGAAAAGATAAATAACGAATATTATTTATTAGGTTTTGTATTGCAACTTGATTACTACATATTTTTAATAATAACGTGGTTAGGAGTGACGAAAATGGGTTTATGGAGTGGATGGTTCTTTAGTAAGGACATTACTGTTTTAAAGGCTGAAAAAGAAAAAGAGTTAGCTAAGGCTGAACCAGATATGGAAAAGGTAGCTGATATTGAAAAACAAATTTCCGAAATCGAAAAATCAGAATAAACTATTAGTTAAACTAAAAATAAAAGGTTTAATTACTTGCTTTATTTATAACGCTATTTTATTAACCATTTCTTATTTTTTAGACAGATTCTTTCAAATGTTGATGTTCGTTTTATTTTTCGAACTTATGCAAAGTAGTTTTAAATATAGGTTTCATGCTGATACAATAGTAGATAATCCTATAAAAGCTATAAGGTATTGCAAGATAATAACAATAATTGTAGAAATAGTTTACTTAATATTTTGCAATAATTTTAACATTTCTTTGTATAGTAATTTGTTTATTATTTTTGGAATAGCTTTGTTTAGTTGCATTTTAGAATTAAGTTTAGAATTTTGTCTAGTCAAACAAAGTCAATTAAAAGACAAAGAGACGCTACTAAGATTATGCACCAAAGCTAATTTAACCGAAAATGCTAAAAATAGAATGGTAATGAAATATATTGATGGGAAAACATATCGGGAGATAGCAGATTTAGAATGTGTGGACATTGAAACTATAAAGAAGTCCATTAATAGGAGTAGAAATAAGATATTGAAAAATCAGGATTATTCCTGATTTTTTTTATTTGTCCACTCTTTGTCCACTGTAATTATGCAAACATAAATATATAATTACGGTGAAAAGTGAAGAAGGAGACCGATAATATGCAAAATTTCAATCCATATAATAATTCTTATAATCCTTATAACAACAATTATAGTTATAATGGCTATCAAACAACTCCAAGAACTAACCAATACGCTTTTGTTAATGGTATCGAAGGAGCTAAATCTTTTCAAGTACAGCCAAATCAAATGGTTATGCTTTTAGATTCTGATAACCCTGTTATTTACAAGAAAGTATCTAACGGCTACGGACAAGCCACATTAGAGTGCTATAAAATGGTCCAAATCAGCGAGGAAGAGTTGAGAGAAGTAAATCTTCAACCACAGAAAGAATACGTCCTAAAAAGCGATTTTGACGCATTAGTGAAGAGAATAGATGAGTTAACTAAATCAAAGGAGGAATGAGAATATGCCAAACCCTTTTAACACACAAAATGTTAACCCTAATTTCCAATTGCAAAATTTATACAGATTACTAACTCAGTCTAGTAATCCTATGCAAATGTTTCAAGGATTGGCTATGCAAAATCCACAAATGAAGCCGGTTGCGGAAATGTTACGAAATAGTAACCCGCATGATGTGTTTTGTTATTTGTGCAAGCAAAAAGGCGTAGACCCGGAAAAATTCATTAAATCTATAACAGGATAATAAAGCATAATTCTAGATAATGCATTTATTATAAAGAAACATACGGTTGCCATTTTAATGAATGGAAGCTCGATGAGGCTACTAAAAAATTGGTAAACGAAGACGGTACAATGGGCCCTCATTGGACTTTAGAACAGACAAATGCTGTGGCTAGACAAAATAACATCGCATTCGATAAATTTAACGAATACGATTGGAACTATGTTATGAATATGATGTACTCAGATTATTATGGGGCTGTATCAAACGATACTACAAGTTACGTTAGACTAGCAAAAAAGTTTTTAGATGATAAAGACGCTAAAGACGGAAAAGCTTTTAAATATTATTCTTTAATGGGATAAAAAGATAAAACGCCTAATCAAGGGCGTTTTATTGTTGAAAAAAGCAGTAATTATGTTATAATTAAATAGTAGATATACTCGAAAGGGCTGATGATAATGATTGATATGCAACCACAATTTGTATCGACCACTGACTTTTTCAATTATTGGCAAGTCGATTTAATAGCAAAGCTCAACAAAGGAGCTAATACATCGAATTTTGCTAATGTCTTTTTAAGAAGAGTAGAAGACAGACTTATGAGCTGGATTGACGCAAATACTTTTAGGGTAGTTCCATGGGACATTTTCAAAGACAGTTATAACTGTGGTATTGAGCGGAAACAGAAGCGTTTAGAAGAGCAAAAAGTTTATTGGAAGAAGGCAATCTTAGAACAAGCTATGTATGTCTTCCGTAACAGTGATATTGGAATGGACTCTGGTTATGACCCTGAAAAAGGCATTATAGCTCCGTTTGAGGAACTGGAAAATATAGAAATATGCAAGCCAGCGATTAGATTTATAAAAGAAACATGCTTGTATAATCATGTAATGAAAAATAGGCCTAGATATACATCCTTTTAAGATAATAAAATTAAAAACATTGTTAAAAATGTTAAAAAACGTTTGACAATGTTTTTTTATTTTGTATAATAATAAGTAAGGAGGTATATTGAAATGAACAATATTCAAAAATATAGAGGTTTAAAAGGACTTACTCAAAGCCAGCTAGCAACCGATTTAAACATAACTAGACAAATGCTAAGCGTAATTGAATGTGGAAAAACCATGAAATATATTAGACCGGATGTTTTAAATAAAATGGCTTCAATTTTAGGCGTTAGTAAAATTAAACTTTTAGGCGAAGAAAATTTTAAGTATTTGCCAGAATCAGCAGAAGATGTTGATTATTTAATTGGTTTATTAGAACAAAAAAAGGAGAGTTTATAATGATTTTCTTTAAGAAAAATCGTCAAATGCAAAAAAATGTTGAGGAAATTAAAGATTTTTTAATGCATGACTGTACAAAAAATAAAACAGAGTTAAAAGAAATTAAGAATAATCTTAGTAAAATTCATGTTAAGGTAAAAAATATAGTAGAGGTTGTTGATTGCAACGGAGAAAAAGCTTTAAAGATTATTTATGATTTCCCACAGGTTTTACTTTCTTTTGACGAAAACGGCTCTCCAATCTCTAATGATTTGTTTAAGGCAATTAATGCTTTAGACCTTATTGATATGTCTGATAAATTAAGATTAGTTGAGGCAATAAATAAAAATAATAAAAAAAGCTAAAAAAAGCTTGACACTTTTGTTTATAGGTGATATTATTAAGATGGTCGGAGGTTAAAAAATGTATATGCTAAAAAAAGAATGGAAGAAAAATTTGGAGATTTAATTAAAAGATTAAGAATTGAAAAAGGCTACTCTGTTGAGGAGTTAGCAGAATTATCTGGTTTCTCAATCAATCAGATAAAAAACATTGAAAAGAACCAAAATAAACCAAGAGTTTTTAATATAAAAAAATTAGCTAAGGCTCTAGATTGTAGTTTTGAATATCTTTTCAACAAAGTAAAATAAAAGAGGAAAAAAAGTGGAAGAATTAAACAAAAAAACTTATATTACAGACCACAGTTTCTTATCTTTCACAACGTTCTCAAGGTTTTTAACTTGCGAGGCGGCAGCTGCGGCACATTATAGGCCGGAGCCAACAGCGGCTCTTTTAATGAGTAGCTATGTTGACGCATATTTCAGTAACGAACTGAAAGAATTCAAGGAAAATAATCCAAACATTTTTACAAAAACAGGTACTTTAAAAGTTGATTTCTTACAAGCTGAAGAAATTATAAAAAGAATTGAATCCGACCCCGTTATGATGTATTATATGTCTGGAGAAAAGCAAGTAATTATGACTGGAGTAATCTTTGGAAGAAAATTCAAAATAAAGATGGACTCTTATAAAAAAGGAGCTTTCATCGTTGATTTGAAGGTCATGAAAGACTTCCAGCCTGTATGGACTAGTCGAGGCAAGGAAAATTTTGTTGAGGCTTATCTATACCACATTGAACTTGCGCTATTCCAAGAAATCGTAAGACAAAGAACTGGCGAAAGACTTCCTTGCTACATCTGTGGAATTACCAAGGAAAAACCTAGCGACGTTGGCATTTGGCAAATACCGCAAGCGCAATTGGACGTAGCTATGAAAATCGTCGAAAATAACATCGAGCGAATTGGTGATATTTTAGATGGCAAGGTTCGGCCACATCGTTGTGAAAGGTGCGAGTACTGTCGTCTGACAAAAAAGGCAAGAGTATTAAATTATTATTTTGCCGGCTTAACTGGCGACCAGTTAAGAGAAGAGGGTATCGAAAGCGATGACCCATTATTAAAGAAGGAGGAAAAGTAATATGGCAGCAAAAACACATTGGAAATTATTAGCCGACAATAATTTCTTAGGTAGTTATTCTTTTAACGATGAAGTAAAAGAAATAACAGTAACCATTTCAAAAGTTGAAAGTCAAGAGGTTACAAATCCTGTCGGAAAAAAAGAGCTATGCAGAGTTGCTTTTTTCGAAGAGGAAGAAGTGAATGGCGTAGAAATAAAACCATTAATTCTTAACAAGACAAATTGTGAAAGAATTGAAAAACTATATGGTACTCCATACATCGAAGATTGGGTCGGTAAGAGAGTTATCATAATGAAGACAACAACTGACTTCGGCACTGAGAAAGTTGATTGTTTAAGAATTAAATTAGAGGTACCACCATTTAAAGCCAAGGCAAAGGAACAATATGCTTGTTCTGTTTGTGGAACTATTATTAGTGAAAAAATTTATAAGGCGTCAATAGAAAAATTTGGTGTGCCTGTATGTTCAAAAGAATGTGCTGAAAAAGCAAAAGAAAATAATGAAAACAAAGAGGAGAATAATTAAAAATGCAACAAGATTTTATGGACTATACTGAAGAGGTATCAAATGGCTATGCTTTAGCCGATACTGGAATTTATGAATTAAAAATTGAAAATGCTGAATTAAAGCAAACTGAAAATGGTAAGAATTATATTTCTTTAACATTTGTTATTAGAGATGATGTAGAACAAATTGTTGATGGTTTTGCAGGAGTAAAAATTAAAGAGGCAATTTGGGAAAACGAAGTTTATCGTGACCCTCAAAAAAATAATCGTAGAATCAGAAAAGATGAATACGAAGCTATGCCAACTAATTTAAAGCAAAATATTATTGTTAAGAAAGAATATGATGATTTAAAAATTAGAACTCTTGTACATGCTCAAAATGCTGATGTTAAAATTAAGGACGCAAACGGTGATGAAAAGCCAAATCCTAATTTTAGAGCAAAATTTAGTAGCATTGATGAAGTTGCACAATTCTTAAATGGAATGTGCGTTCAAGCTAAGGTCGTTAAGTCTGATGACGAAAGACGAGGAAGAGAAGTAAACTCAATAGACTTCAGAACCGTAAAGAGAACAAGCGTTCCTGAAGAAATAGCTGATGACGATGTAC